GGTCTGTACTCCTATCGTCCGCGAAAATTTCATCGGCATCCCCAGCGGTGGAAAAACGCTCATAGAAGCTCCGGGCATCCTCCGGGCCGATGGGGGTGATCTGGTGAATACCGCCCTCCCACATCGCATAGCTGACCACGAAGTAGCGGCCCATCTGGTCCCGGTACAGCTCCTGGAACATCATGTCATCTTCGCTGACTCGGTTGTTGCAAAGAGGCTCCGAAGCGGCGGTGTCGTAGAGCACCTTGTCCTCCATCTTGCGGACGCGGGGACCGGCGGCGATCCTGCCGCCAACGGTCCCGGGTTTCACGAACCGCAACTCATAGCCCATAGCCGCCATGACCTTCCGCCAGTCTTCGGCGGAGAAGGAGTTACGCTTCAGGCGGCCGGCGAGGTTGGGAGGGCTCCAGCCCATGCGCTCACACAGCTCTTGCTTGGTCATCCTCTCACTTTTCAGGTATGCTTCGATGATCTCAGATACAGTCACTTAAAAACCCCCTCTTTGGTGGGTGACAGGGTTATTTTATCATTTCGATAACCCCACGTCAATTTTACTTTTGATTTCACGCGAAGATTATTTTGGCATGGGGGCCCAGCGGTCCGGTGGCATGATCCCGGTCTCTTCCCAGGTGAAGCCGTAATGCCTGAACCACACGGACTTTCCGCCCCGGTAGCCTATGTATGCCTCACCGGAGAAGAAGCCGTTGGAGGCGATGACGCGCTCCCCGGGATCAGGAAGACCGTCCTCCACGGAGGTCCACTCAATCTCAGTCTTCATCCCTGTGCCTCCAGCTTCTCCGGGAACTCCTGGATCAGGTCGCGGCCCCACACCTTCCGCAGGTTGTCCTTCATAAAAACAGGGATCGGGTAGAATGGGGATAGCTCGTTTTTGGCGTCCTCGACAATCTTCTCCACCCACTCCCGGCACGGCTGTCGGCTTTCACTCCCCGGGCCGGTCATGGCTCCAATAATGATCCATTTGAAGTACGGAACGCTGGACTGGATCATAGAGGATAGCCAGCCGATAGAGCAGGTGATGTCTTCTACCAGCGGCTCAATGCTCAGGAACGTGTTGCAACTCTTCGGAAGATTGCCGATGGAATCGGCGGCCCACTCCATCTGATCCACATTTGTTGTCGTCGCCCCATACCAGAAGTTTTCTTCGTGCGGAAGCAGCGCCATGTGATCCAGTTCCACATACCGCTCCGGGAACTTGGTCAGGAAGAGGTAGTTGTGCTGAGGGGCCTCCCGGCAGATGTCCAGCACCTCCACGATCCACTTGGTAGGCACCCACCGGCCGAAGAGATCAGCCATAGAGCCCACAAAAATGTTCTGGCCTTTCCGCTTCTTCAGGGGCTCCTCCAGGCGGTAGCGGTGGAAGGTCGGGGTGAAGGCGAACGGGTATGGAGATTTTACCACCTTCCCGCTCTTGCGCTCCAGAAGCAGGGGCGAGTCCAGAACAGGGGGATCTCTGAAGAAGTTTTGTGTGGTCTTGACCCCGCCCGTGGTCCATCCGCCGAAGCGGTTTGCGATGCTCCGGGCATAGCAGTAATCGCACCCGCCTTTGCACCCGGTCACTGGATTCCAGGTGCTGTCGCACCAGTCAATGCGTGTGTTATTCATCAGGTTTTACCTCCGTCCTTTTTCGGAATAGCGATGAAGCGGCACCGATCCGCCGCGCAGTTTCCCACAAACTGAAGGGCAACCAGGGCGAGGGTGGCGTCCGACATAAAGGCCTCTGCGTCCTCCTTGCCCTGCCCCTCGAAGTTCTGGAGCTCGAACCAGCGGGCGATCATGGGGAAGGCTCTCCCCAGGTTGTCCGCCGCCTCCAGCCACCGCTCCGGTGGAAAGGTCTGTCCGATCTGGATGTTTACAATCTCTGCCATCAGTGTTCGCCCTCCTCATAAAACAAATCTGTCCGGTACAGTATTGCACAGTCCCCGGGCGGTGGCGAGTCTCCAAACTGCTCATCGAAGTCATCGTGGAAAGCGTCGATGAGCAGGAAATAGTAGTCCCACTCGTGATCCCGGGCGGCCTGCCTAACTTCGTCCAGAGTCAACCTCCCGCGACTCTTTCTGATGGTAAGGCACCATCGCCCTGTTTTGTCCCAGCCGGCGGAGACTTCAATCCCCTTTTTCGCCACGGTCGTTCAACTCCTTCTGTCATATCGAATTTCGGGAAGCCACTCATACCTCTGCTCAAACGGTATGAAATCCTGGCTGTCCCCACAGATGATCTTCATAGCGGCGTCGATCTTCTCCCTGGCATAGTCCGCCTCCGGCTTCTCCGTGAGGGCATCGAAATACTGGTCGTACTTCTTGCCCCAGGCGTCCAGCACCTTCTTCAGCCGCTTGTAGCCGAACACGTCCTTCCCCATTACCTCCGGGTCGTTCAGGGTCAGGATAAGCATATCGGTCATGTACTGCTGGTAGGTCTGCCGGATAGCGTCATGCACCACAGTGTCTCGGACCTTCCGCCGTTCAAGGTAGCCGTTCTTTCCCACTTCTCGTCGCCTCCAATCTCTCCATCACCATCTCCACGGCCTCGTCCGTCATGGGAGCGCCGCAGGCAGGGCAAAATTGGTAATCATTTTTGCAGTACGCATATAAGTTAAATGCTACACCGCAACTCTCGCAAAAATGTTCCTGAGTATTGTTTAACGGAACCCATCTGCTGCGCATCTGCTCCACCTGCTCCCGGCTGACGGGGCGGAGGGCGGTGAGAAGGGTGTCAACAGTTTCGTCCGTTAGGTCAAAGGAATGCTTTAGCGTTTCTCCATCTGGGGACATCGGTTCATAGCCCTGGTACTGCTTCAATAGCTTAATCGCTTCTTCCCGCGTCATGCTCATGGGTGGTACTCCTCTCTTTCTGACCCATCCAGAGGCTCATAAAACGCACAATGGGCCATGTTCTCCTCTCCGGCAACAGCAAAAATATCTCCGTCAAAATCAAAAATCCGGCTGATGACCACAGTTTTCCTCGTACATCCGTATAGATCAGAGCCATCCGTTCCCCTCCATTTGCGAAGCGGCCGGCGAGAACGATGTTTGCAGTTCATCTTACAGACGATGGTCGCCATGTTGATCCCCCTCTTCCTCCGGCGGGCGGCGGTCAGGCGGTGCGGGAAGGGGCATCCAGTGAGATACCTGCACATCGGACCTTTGCCCAATTCCGCAGGATACCGTCCATCCGTGGCCGCTGTTCCACCCAATATACACGCCCCAATGCTCGTGCCAATAGGCGCACACCAAGACATTCTCCCTTAAAGGAGGCAACCGATCCTCCACGCTTACCCACTTCCCGAACCCCATAACAGGTGGTGCGCTATCGAACAGGTCTATGATCTCATTTGCTCTGTAATTATCCGGGTCATCCGCCAGGAGCTTATACACTTCCTCCATGAACTCCTCGCGGTAGGAATCGTTGTCATATAGTTTCATGCTGAACACCTCCTCAAAAACCGTTCCACACTTGCTGACCGCGGTAGTCGAAGTATTCACCATCCCGGCAATCCTCCGGCGTCAGGTCAGCGATCCGCTTCCTGCTCCTTGATATGAACAGATCGGAGTCCATAGGGGGCTTCGGGTTCTTGTCCCGGAGCAGTTCGTCAACCTTCAGGAGGCGGCCATACTCCCCCGGCTCCTCCTTCTTCAGGTAGGAAAAGAACTGATTGCGGTGGAAGGGGCAGAAGGTACAGGCACTCGCCTTGGTCTCCAGGCCCCAAACGTCCTTGATGTAGGCGAAGTTATCCGCCCGGGTCAGGCCCATCTCCACCAGGGGGAACTTGTTGACGAACATGGGGTTGGGGCTCTCCTTGCACCGGCGGGACTCCTCTGCGCTGAAGCCCATGTGCATTTCGTGGGCCTTTCGGTCCTCATCCCGAAGCCTCTGGCCCTTTTTGTAGCCCAGCAGTTCCCAACGTACATACTTGCCGATCAGCTCTACCTTGTAGTCGATGGTGCAGTTCCTCGGCATCCGTGATTTGTGCCCGTCATCACCGAGCGTCCACCACGGTATGCTGATGGTGCGCCGCTCCCCAAAGTTCTGAATGAAGTCGGAGTACAAGGGAGAGTCCAGCACCACAAATTTGATACCGGCCCACTCGCAAGCCTTCCGGGTGAACTCCACTTGATCCTTCACCCACGGGGGCTCCATACCGAGATCACAGAAAATCACCACGTCGTAGACCGGGACCAGGGGCCACGGGGTCGCAGGGTTCTTCGCGTTCTCACAGGCCATCAGCGCAAGAGCTGTGGACTGCATACCAGCTCCAAAGGACAGGATTTTCATTCCTCATCATCCTCGTGCTCACACCGGGACTCCAGCCACTCAGCAAAGCTCATGGGGGAACTGCCGTAGTTGTTGGCGCCGGAGTGCTCTTCGTGCCACTCACTCAGGTAGTAGATGTAGTCGGCCCACAGCTCTTCCTTCTGTGCGGCCTCGTCAGGTTTTGCCTCTTCCTCTTCATCCTGCCAGGAGACCAAGAGACAAGAGTCGAAGGTCAAAACGGGGCGCACCCCGTAGGAATTGTTGGCGCCCCAGCCGCTGCAGCCGCCATTGGAGAGGACGTTCCACACGTAGTTGGTGCCGTTGGTGTGCGGGGAGCGGAGCCACCGAGTCCAGACTGGCGTTGCCAGCCACCAGGCGCCGTCCACCTTCGGGATGATCTCTTTGTACTTGCCGTACTGCTCCAGGGTCAGCAGGGCCACGGTGCAATCGAGGTAGCCGTAGACCCTGGTGCCGTCGGTAGCCTTCAGGTCAACGCGCTGGATCAGGAGATCGCTGTCCTTCGCGCCCTTGGACTTCAGGAACTCAGCGTACTCGGCCAGGGTGTCCCGCATATCTGCCTGTGCCAAATTGCTGTTTCCACTCCGGTCGAAAGCCGCCTTCTTCCAGATACCTTTGCGGATGGACAGAACTCCGCCATCCACATGATCCAGCACCACATACTCCTCACCGAAAGCGGTGAAGGTCTCCCCGCAGGGGACTTTTCTCAGTTCAATGTTCTTCATGCCAGTATGCCTTCCTTTCTTCGATAGTGGCCCCAGACGGGAGGCCGCGCTTGCGCCGGTTCTTCTTCCATCCGGCATATACTTTCAGATCCCGCTCATCAATGCTGTAACCGCAACCCCCGGTGGATCGGTTGTGGATCAGGAGAGGCCGGGGGTAGCCAGGGCGTCTCGCCCTGAGAACTTCGTATTGGCCCACCGGCTCCTCCAGTGTCCAGCCGCTCCGTACCAGGTAGCTCTCCAAGTCGGGGAGCATACCATGTTCCACAGTTGTCCGGTTCTTCATCCCATCACCGCCCCGGCCGTCTCTTGTCACCATAGCCGTCAGGATGATCCCGGTGCCACTGGTAGGCGTCCCATATCATGTGCGACAGGTTCCGCTCCGGCCGCCAGCCAAGGGTTTCCTTGGCCTTCTCGATGTTCGCCACCAGCACGTCCGGGTCCCCGGGGCGCCGGTCCACATACTCTACCAGGAAGTCTCGGTCAACAACGAATTTTGCGGCCTTGATGACCTCCAGGACTGAGTAACCCTTGCCGCTCCCCAGGTTGATCGGCCCACTCTTTCCGCCGTCCTGGAGGTACTGGAGGGCCATCCGGTGGGCCTCCGCAATGTCCCGGACGTGAACGTAGTCCCGTATGCAGGTCCCGTCCAGCGTCTTGTAATCGCTCCCAAACACCTTGACCCCATCGCTTCTTCCCAGCATAGCGTCAACGATTTTGGGGATCAGGTGCGTTTCCGGCTGGTGATCCTCGCCCAGGCTCTTCTCCGGCCACGCACCGGCGGCATTGAAATACCGGAGAGCGATGTACTTCAGGCCGTAGGCCGCATGGTAATCCTCCAGCATTTCTTCCACCTGCCGCTTTGTCCGGCCGTATGGGTTGATCGGGTCGAGCCGGTCAACCTCCCTGGCGCTCATCTGGTTGCCATATACGGCCGCCGATGAGGAGTAGATATAAGTATCTACCCCGGAGCTCAGAGCGGCGTCCATGAGCGTCCTCGCGCCTTCCACGTTGTTCTGGTAATACTTCATCGGATCGGACGTGCTCTCTCCAACCTGGGAGTAGGAAGCGAGGTCCATCACCGCGTCGAACTGGTAGTTCCTGAAGATGGCCTTCACCATCGGGTAGTCGCTGGTCCGTATTCCGTGGATCGGGACCCGGCCGACCGCCCACTGGTGGCCCGTGGAGAGGTTGTCCAGCACCACCACGCCGAAGCCGTGCTCCTTCAGGTCCGCCACCACATGGCTTCCGATATACCCAGCGCCCCCAGCCACCAAAACTCTCATGCCGTAGCCTCCCTTCTGGCCGACCGCTCCCGGGCGGCGTCCTCTGCCATCTTCTTTGCCGCGGCCTTCGCCTCGCGGTAGTCGCAGAAAATCTTCACCCCCAGCAGACGCGCCGGGTACTCACGAAGGCCGCAGTTCCACTTCTTGTTGCTCTCCACGCTCCGAAGGTAGATCATATCATTCTCCGGGGAGTAGGCATCCACCCACCGCTTGCCGGTGGTCCCGTCCCGGTTGGCGATCCACACCTTGGTGTCTCGCTTCGGGATGTACGGATATTCAGGCATGATATTCTCCTTTCCGGCCCCACACCAGGTTGGGCCACATCTGTTCTGACAGTCTGTTCGGGTATTTCCCGTCCCGCACCATGTACCGATCCGGCACCTCCGGCGGGATCGGCCTCCGGTCCCTCGCCACATCTTCCCCGGGGAAGAGGGAGAGCTGGACTTCTACCAGCCCTCTCTCATCCAAAAGGCCGTACCAGTAGATGATGTGGTTTCGGACCAGGTTCATGTTCACCCCGTCAGGCCACCCGGGGTCTTGGCACCCGCCTTCAGAGAGGAGGTTCCACCGGCGAAACTCCCGGTCCACCTCATCCATGATCTGAGCCTCGGTCATCCGCTCCGGCGGGATGTACTTCTCCACAGAAGTCACCCCATGATCGCCGCGGCCGGCCGGGAGCTCTCCAACCTTGATTTGGGGTCGAACTTCTGGCCGTCCTCATACCCTCGGCTCCCGTAGTGCTTCTGCCAGTCGGAGGAGAAGTCGGCGTGGCCGAAGGAGGAGGGCTTACCCATCCCGATCATCACGTCCGTCACCTGCTGGGGGACCACCAGGACGAGTCCCCATTCCTGGTGCTCCTGGTCCTGATCCTTGAACGCCTGCTGGAGGCCGTAGATGAAGCCCCAGCCGTAGGCGTTGCACATCTTCCTGATATAGGTCTGCGGGAGCCCCTTGTTCTCCGCCGCGATCTCCTTTTTGGTGGCCTGGATGCAGTCGATAGCGTAGAGCACCACCGACTTGCAGATAGCGAAGTCATCCTCCAGGCCGACAAGCCCAATGTGCTTCGTCTTCTTACCCTTGATGGTCTGACGGAAGGAGCAACAGCAGTAGTGTCCCGCGATGACAGCGGTAAGGTTCGGCATCCACGGGTCCGTCATGCCGGTACAGCTCACGCCGATGGTCTCCTTGATGACCTTGACGTTCTCGGCCTTCTTGATCTCCTCCGGGCGGAGCTTGTGCTTCGCCATGAGCTCCCGGGCCTTCAGGAGGGCGGCCCGCGCCTCGGCCTCGCTGGGGCTATCCGCCAGCGCCAGCAGTTTTGCGATCTTGTCTCTGATGTCCTGTGCCATAGTGCTTTACCTCCAGTTCGGAATGTGGTCCCCGTACCCGGCCTTGATATGGGCCTCCAGGACCTCCAGGGCCTCCGGGCAGAGGATGTACTGCGTTCTGTCTGTAATGATCTCCCGGAGCTGGGAGATCGTCGCGGCCGGATGCTCACTATGTACCAGGGCCAGGAAGTCGCTGGTGGCCTTCGTGGAGCCGGCGATCCTGCGCTTCCGGCCCCGGACATAGTATTCAACATCCTTGAAGTTCTTCGGGAGTTTCGGCATCTCGCCCACCTCAGAAGTTGTAGTCGTAGAACTCCCGGCGCCCCTTGATGAGCCGGAGGTTACCAGGCTGACCGTAGGTCCCGTACTTATTGGACCAGCGGAAGGTCATCACCTGTCCGTCCGGGTCCGGCTCGTAGGTGTAGGACTGGTCTTCCTGGTTTGTGCAGATAGCGGAGAATCCGCCCGGAATCCACTCCGGCTTGAAGCTCGGGTCCAGGGTAGCCTTGTCCCGGCGCACTGTCAGGGAGAAGGGCGTCTTCTTGATGACCGTTGCGGCGTTCCGGTCGCTCCAGTAGCAGATCGTCACGCCGTCGCCGACCTGGACCGTGGCCGGGGTCAGGATATGCTCATGCACCCATCTGGCTTTCTCCAGAGCTTGCTCAATGCGTTGATCGTAGGAGATGGGGTACTTCTTGTAGGACGGGTTTTCCTCGGCCCAAATGATGAAGTCGAACTCCTGCCGGAATTCCCAGTTTCGGAGAATGTACTTGGCGTTGTCGCCGAAGGCCTCCTTCACGCTCTCTTCAATGGCAATTTTCAGGTTGTCCATGCTCATAGGTCTGCTCCTTTCACTCTTCGTCATCCCACTCGGGAAGGCTGTCAATGAACCGCTCGATGAAGGGGGTATGAGGGAACACATAGTCGGCAATCAGGCCTCCGATCCCCAGGATCAGCAGGATCGCCGCCGTGTACCCCAGGAAGGGGACCAGATTACTCATCATCGACGAAGACCTCCTCAATACGCCCTTCCGTGATCCGGCCGTAGGTGTAGCCGTTGTCGTTGCGGAAATAGACGGGGGTGCTCTCATCGAACTCCTCCAGAATGGAGATCAGCTCTCCAACCGTCAGCGTCTTCCCGCACTGATCCGGTCCATATCCGTCCCGCCCTGTGTCGAAGTAAAGGTGTGCGCCCATAGTGATACTCCCTTCCGCCGGTCTCCCGGCTTGCTTTTTTCCTGCCTTTGTGCTATTGTGAAGGGGCGAGAGGGAAGGCAGGTTCCCTCCCGGCCCTTTTGGGTGTCGGGCTCCCGTCTGTGTGCTAACGGATGCGGGAGTCCGACTTTTTTACTTCAGTGCCTGGATTTTCGCTCGGATGATGGCCGCCGCCTCCTCAGCGGTCGTAGCTTTGGCTTCGATGTTTTCCGCCAGGGTCTCCAGAAAAACGATCAGCTCATTTTGGGTCATGTTCTCTTGCTCCATTTCGTAAACCTCCTGCCCGGTTTTTATCCCCGGCCCCCTGCCGGTGGCTGGGGTGGTCTGGAATTTACTTTTGGTAACTTCCGTTCCATGCTTATATTATAACTTACCAAAAGGTAATTGTAAAGCGTTTTCGTTAATAAATTTAATCTTTTTTATCGGCCTTCACGGTACAGTTAAAGAAAATGTTTCATGTGAAACCCTCCAGGGCATAAAAAAAGAGCCCCCTCCGCCGGTTTTACCCGGTCAGAGGGGGCTCTTCTTGCCTTTCGGTAACTCCTGGGCGCAAGTGTCCCGTCAGATCGCAGGGCTGTCAACAGAGCCTTCCGGCTCCTGCTCCTGCGTCTGCTGAGGTACATTGAAATTCGCGGCCTTGGCCGCGTCGTAGGTGATTCCGCCGCGCCGGTGGTCGGATTTGCACAGGCTGAGGTATGCGGCGCAGATCACCCCGTGGGCGGTCCATGGGAGGCCCACCATAGCGCCGATCCAGGGGAGGGCGCCGGTGAACCCCTTGTAGACGCAGTAGAAGGCCAGGGCAAAGCCTCCTATGGTCACTACCCACAAGAGGGGGCGGACATCGGCCACTACCCACTTGGAGAACTGCGTCAGGTCCGGTTTCGACTTCCGGCTCATGCTGGCACGGCTCCAGAATCCCGTCAGCCCCATGCCGACCAGGATCAGGACCAGCCCTGCAATCAGCAGAAGCATTTTCTCCGTGCCGCTCATACCAGTCCGTTGTTCTTGGCGAAGCGGTAGAAGAGCTGGGCGGCCTGCTCACGGGTGAGGAAGTCCTGCCACATATAGTTGGGCTCCCCGTTGATGTCGGTGCCGTTACCGGCGAACAGGCCGACCTTGATGGCCCATTCCCGGGCCTCCTCACTCCAGTCGCCCTTGTCGTTGTCCTGAAGCTCCTGCCGATACTGGTCCATGTACTGTCTGAACTGCTCGTAGCTCATGCTGTCTTCCTCCTCAGATGGAATTACAAGGATTTGCCCGGGGTAAATGGTGTAGGGCGCCGTGATCCCGTTTGCCTGGGCGATACTCTGCCAGGCCACCCCAAGCCGACTCCCGATTGCGGAGAGGGAGTCCCCGGACACCACGGTGTAGGTGCCGCCGGTCAATCCGCCGGCCGGTGCATCCTCCCCGGTGTCCTGGACCAGGGAGTAATCCGGGCGGCCATAGCCGCCGATGTAGCTGGCCCCCAAGGGGTAGCTCTTGTCCCGGACGCACCCGCCGTTGGGGACCACTCCGGCGGCGGAGCTGGTGTTGCCCTCGATGGTGTAGACCCGGTTGTTGGACACTCCGACTACGAGGCCGGTATGGTACATCGTCTTCCCGCCGTCATCCGTGAAGAAGATTTGATCCCCCGGCTTCGGGTTGCTCTTGTGGAACTGTCCCTTGGCCTCGTAGTATTGCGCGGAGTAGGTGCACCCAGCGCCCAGCCCCTTCTCCGCCTGACAGAGAAGAGCCATACCCACTTCCAGGCCGAAGGTGTAGATAAAGCACCAGTCGGTGAAGATGTCACACCAGGCATAGCCGTTTTTCCGGCCGTTGTAGACGATCCCCAGGGCATCCAGGTCACGGGCGTACTTGTTCCAGTTGCTGTCCCCGGGATTGGCCGTCTTATCATCGAGCTGGGAGTTGGTCTCCTTCTCGATGTAGCCGATCTCTGCCCGGGCGGTGGCAATTACTCTCTCAGCCGGCGTCATGCTCCGTCACCTCCTCGGCCTCCGGTTCCTTATTTTCCGGGTCCGTGGTGCCGCCCTCCGTCGGCTCCTCATCAGCAGGGGGGTTCACAATCTTCGTCATATCGCAGAGGGCGTCAATCATTTCGGACAGCGCCTCGGTGTCCACAGGGTAGTTAATATACTCGGCGCTGGTCTGCACCATCGCCATGACCCACTCCTTACGGGTGGCGCCGTCGGCGAACTTAACCTCAGCCTCTTCCATGAGGTCAACGACCAGGCCCAGCAGGTGGGTCCAGTTCTTCTCCTGGACCGCCTCTTTCACGGCCTGGTACAGCTTGACAGCCAGCGGGATGCAGGCCGCAAGGCCCGTCAGAATGGCAACGACGATACTCACGATCTGTTCTGCGTTCATGCTCTGTACTCCTTTCAGGTTTCGGGCGCGTCTTCGTCGCGCTCATTGGATGAGGATTTCAAAAAGTCGTGCTCCCGGAGCCGGTCATCGTAGACCCTGCTGATGTTTGCGATGGCGTGGACGGCCCGGTTGTTCTTGTAGTCCTTGTGTTCATCGCAGTACCGCTCATAGAAGTCGATGTCAGTCAGTACCTCGATGAACTCCTCTTTCGTGTGCGGGATGTCCCGCAGCAACTCGTTGTTGAACCGCAGTATGCGGGCCCGGTGTTCGTCAGCATCCCTCTCGCCGTCGATACGGATGTGGTCAGCCAGATCCTGCTTCACGGTCTTCAGGTCCCGAAGGACCTCGGCGTTGATGGCCCTGCCAAAAGCTCTCGCTATGGCGGACCACGGTTTGATTTCGATGGGGGCGATTTGCACGACGGACATGACGAACAGGAGCACCCCGCCCCCGCCCAAAAGAATTTCTTGGATGCTCATATTTCCTCCATACAGCGTAGGGTCGGGGGAGGGTCTTCATCGACCCTCCCCCCGTGCTTCAGACCAGGTGATTACACCTCAACCTCCAGGGCGACCAGGATCTCCTCGACCTGGCTCTTGATGAGGCTGGGCACCTGCTCCAGGGTCTTCAGACCCTTCACGATCAGGGTAGCGTACACAACCGCCATGACATTCACCTCCTTTCGCAGCAGCAATCTAAGCAAAAACTCACGGAGGATGCTCATACCGCTTCCTCCGTGAGAAGTGCTTCCACTTCAGCTCTCAGGTTCTCGGGAACATCGTCGATGGTCTTCAGTCCCTTCCTGATGAGATCTGCATATACCTTTGCCATCGCTTACACCTCCCCAGCACCGGCCACCATGATGACCTGCTCATACACATCGCAGAGCGCAAGCTGGGTGTCGGTGACCTGGGTTTCCAGGGAGGCCACCTTCGCCTGCAGCTCCTCGTTCTCTTTCTGGAGCTCCGCCCGGCTCTTCTGGGTGCGAAGCTCGGCCACACTGTCTTTTCTCCACTTCACTGCCATTACTGGAACCCTCCCTGAATCGAACTGATGTAGCCGCCGATGCCGCTGGAGCCCCGGGAAGCGATCACCTTGAAGTTGAAGGCAAACCCGTTCTGAGCGGACTGGTTCTCGAACAGGTAGTTGGCCCCGTTCTTCACCTCAGAGGTGGCGTCTTCCCAGGTTGGCTCCGTGTCCTTGGCGTTGTTGGTCACGAGCACCTGGAAGTTGGCGTCCGCCGGAATGTCTCCGGTCACCGACATCGCCATGATGGTGATTTGGGCGTCAGCCTCCATGGGCTCCGTCATCGTGATGGAGCAGGCCGTCACCGACTTCGTGAAGGTGAGACTGTACTCCGAGCTCTTCCCGCCGGCGTCCTGGGCCACCATCTTCATGGTGTGCTGGCCGTTCAAGAGCTGCTGGAAGTAGGACCCTGTTACCTGGAACTGGTTGGTAGCTTCCAGGGTGGCCTCGTAGGACCGCTTGGTGGTGGAGTCCATCTTCTCCGTCACGGTCACATCGTCGCCGTCAGCATCGTCCACCTGGTAGCTGATGGAGAAGCCGGAGCTCTTCGTACCCAGGTCGGAGCCGCTGGGGGTGTCGCAGGTGATAACCGGGGCGGTGTTGTTGTCCACGGTCCGGGTCTCGCTGGTGATCCACGCGCTCTGCGCGTCGTAGGAATCGTAGGCGGCCACCCGGTACTGCACGGAGGCCCAGCCCTTCGTGATGGTGTCCTGGTAGGTCAGGGCGTTGCCCTTGAACACCTGGGACCACTCACCGGCCCCCACCTTCCGCTGGAGGATGTACCCGGACAGGTTTCCGTCCGAGTCGGAGCTGGCCGCCCAGGTCACGGTCAGGTTCTCCCCGCCGATCACCGACAGGGGGACCGTAATGCTGGGCGGGGCGCTGGGGGCGGTGTTGTTGATTACCGTCACCTGGTTGCTGGTCTTGTACCCGGACTCCAGGCCCTCGCTGTCGTAGGCCTTCACGCGGTACATCACCGTCGGGGTGCCAAACGTCACCGTGTTCGTGGTGCTCAGGGCGCTACCCTGGTAAATCTGACTCCACTGGCTACCGCCGTCGATGGACTTCTCCACGATGTACCCTTCCAGGTTCCCTTCGGCGTCGGTGCTGGCGCCCCACGAAACGGTGATCGTGCTACCGCCGGAGATACTGCTGGGGATCGTGATGCTGGGGGGCGTAGTCGGGGCCGTGTTCGTCGTGATCGAGCCATCATCAGAGACCAAGAGTGAAGATGGCAAAATCAAAGCGGGGCGCACCCCGCAGGAATCGTTGGCGTCCCAGTTGTGGTCGTCGCCATTGGAGTTGACGCGCCACACGTAGTTGGCGTCGTAGGTGTACGGGGAGCGGAGCCACCAGATGGTGGCGCTTCCGTTCAGCTTCGCAATCCGCTTCTGCTGGGCGCTGGAGCCGTTGCCGGACTCGAAATAGGCCAGCTTCGCGCCGTCATTCGGGAAGTAGGAGCTCTCATTGTTGGTGAAGCCCACCTCTCTGCCGGACAGCAGGAAAATCTTGCAGGACAGGCCGTTGGACCCGGAGCGGTCGGTGCCGCCGGAGCCGCCGTTCTGCCGGTAGGGGATTTTGACCTGCTTGATCGCGTTGCGGATGTCGGTGTCGTAGCGGTTGATCCAGGTGTTGTTCAGGTAGGAATGAATATCCGAGCTCTCCAGCACGTTGGAGTTCCCGGAGTCCCACACCCGGTTCTCGGCGATGTCCTGCCGCAGAAGCCAGGTCCCGTCGCAACTGCTGTCATAGGAGCTGGAGGGCTTGCCCTGGTGGACCACGATGTAGTTGACGGCGGCCCCATTCTCCTTCAGCTTGACGATGGAGCCGACCGACTTGGTGCCGAGTGCGACACTTGCCATAGAGATACCTCCTTGCAATAAAAATCACCACGGCACATCAGCGCCGTGGTGTTCGGGAGCCGCCGGGAGGGCGGCGTTCTGAGAGGCCTTCCGCCTCTTTTTGTACTCCAGCATCGCCTTCTGCTTCTTCGACAGCCGGATCGGAGCGTGGCACCGAAGGGGTATGCCGATGATCTCAGATACTTGGGAGGCGATTTTCTGCCGGAGTGTGTAGGTGTTCCCGTGGGCCGCGTGTGCGTCCCACGAGGTCCAGCTATCGAGAATCTGCTTCTGCGTGACCTTGCCGGCCGGATAGTCCTTCTTCCACTTCCTGATCTTCCCGCTCATCGCCTTCAGCGAGGAGCGGCGGAGCTTGCGGACGATTTGGCCGCTCTCCGTGATATAGGTGTGAAAACCCAAAAAGTCTACCCCATGCCGAAGGGGGAAAATGTTGGTCTTCTCGTTCAGCTCCAGGCGGAGCTTGCCGAGGTAAGTTTCAATCTCTTTCTGACAGTATTGCAAATACTTCTTGTCCGGGTGGATGAGTAGAAAATCATCCATGTACCTGACATAGTATTTGATCCGCAGTCGCTCCTTCACGAAATGGTCAAAGCCGTCCAGGAACAGCAGAGCCAGCAGTTGCGAGGTCTGATAGCCGAGGGGTAGCCCATCTGCGCTTGCGTCGATGTAAACGCACATGAGCCGGTACATTCGGTCATCCACCACCACCTTTCGTAGTTTCTCCTTCAGGAGGTCATGGTCAATGCTGGCGAAAAAGTGCCGCACATCGCATTTCAAAACCCAGCCTTCGGTGGTCCGGTTCTTCCTCCAGTAGTCCGACATAAACTCCTTCAGAAGATCCAGCCCATAGTGCATACCCTTGTCAACCTGGGAGGCGCAGTTGGCCGGAATGAAGCTCCGGGTGATCGCTTCGTACAGAGCGTTGTCCACAATGGCGTGTTGCACCACTTTGTCCACGAAGGCGGGTGCCTGGACCAGGCGACGCTTGGGCTCGTAAACATAGAAAACCTCGAATTTGCTGGGAACATAGAGGTCGGTGTTCAGGATGTAAGCCAAGCGCTCCGTGAGCATGAGAGCGTTTGCCTCATACTGCGCCGCGCTGAGTTTCTTCCTCTTTCCCTTCCGGGCCGCGAGGTAGGCACGGTACAGCACCTCGAAGGTGCAGATTTCTTCAAAAGTCTTTTGCATAGAAACAGCGAGGGCCGCCCTCCGTCTCAGAGCAACGGGGCGGCCCTCTTCCCTCAACGCCGTGGCGGTGTGTTGCCAGACGGCACCGCGCAGTAGCCGGGAATCCCGAAGGACCCCCGGCATCGGCGTAATGTGTTTATCCGCCCCCTCCCGGGAGGGTTTGGACAGGATATGGCCCCCTTTGATGATGGAAACTCTGCTTTCGGCCAGGCCTACTCGAACTCATTACCCCATCAGAGCGGGGCGCACCCCGTAGGAATTGTTGGCGTTCCAGTTGTTGTAGTCGCCATTGGAGTTGACGTTCCACACGTTGTTGGTGTTGTTGGTGTTCGGGGAGCGGAGCCACCAGTTGGTGGCGCGACGGGCCATACCCTAATACCAGGCGGCTGCCCCCGCCGTGTATCTATCTTCGGTGGAGAGCGCGGTCTATGGCCGAGGCGATGATATTCGCCTGGAGCTCATAGTTCCGCACCTCCTCTTGCCGCCGGAGGTTCTTTGCCCTCTCGCTGTCCTTCTTCTTCCACGCCAACGTCATGTACTTCACATCGGTGATGAACTTCGTCCAGTGACCCATCCGCCTGATGCTGATATAGCCCAGGGATTGACTGATCTCCACCAGCTTCAGGAGGAGGTTGCAGTCATTCAGCGCGGCGTGGACCAGATCGAGCCGCCGGTCGTACTCCGTCTGGAAGGAGCAGTCGTTGGCGGCATGGATGTTCTTCACGATGGAGACCGCGGCATTTCGTGTGGCGTTGATGTAGGTATGAAGAGCACTCTTGGGGAAGCCCTCTTTCTTCTCCGCCTTCTTCAGCCGGTCGGTGTACTCCTGGATCAGGTCATCCCGGGCCTCCGGCGGGAGGTTCCGTATTGCCGTCAGCATCTCGATGACCTCCGGGAGCTCCAGCGTCTTATCGCTGATCGGCTTGGTCACGATGAAGGTATATACCAGGAGGTCCTTCGTCTTATTCCCCAGCACAAACTCCTTATCCGGCATCCGCTTTGCACCTCCGGTTCAGGCACCCCCGGCGGGCGGCCTTCAGGTCCTCAGCTTCTCCACGGAATATGCAGAAGTCACGGTTCACCAGAAGGACGGCGCGGTTTCCCGACGGTGTGATCCCGCACAGGGTAAGCCCAGGAGAGAATGGCACGTCGCACGGCGGTTCCAGCTCTGAAAAGAGGTTCCCCACCATACATGACAGCTCCGCAGGGGTAGGTGAGATGATCTCTTCCGTCAAAACTCGATCCTCGCTTGCGCGACATTGTGGACACCTTCAACCGTCACGCCGTCAAGGTCCTGGAAGGTGATTGTGAACGGGTTTCCGCTCACGTCTGTGCTATACATCAGCTCCAGCAGGGTCAACCTGGAGTCCAAGCTGTCCATTTCGGAGTGAATGGCCGGGTGAGCGTCGGGGTCTGCGTTGTGCTCATCAATGAGCCCCTGGGCCTCCGTGAGGAACTGCGGGAGGATCACTGTCATACAGAAGTCCTCCACGTCCTCAGCGGTCATAAAGGCCAGGGCGGGGTATGCGATGACCACGTTCACGCCCTCCGACACCTTCAGCACCACGGGGTATCTGCGGATGTCGATGGCGCCCTGATTGTAGGCGCTCACCCACTGGGGGAAGTCACCCAGGCACCCGTAGTAGATCATCACCTCGGTGTCTCCGTCCATAGCGAACACACCGAACTCATTGAGCCAGAAGCCGGTGCCAAGGCCGCCGTTTAGGTCGGACCGATACTCCACCACCATCTCCACGGAGTCCCCATTCCGAAGGGGCTCTGTGCTGGTCCCCTGGGCTACGGGTGCCACCAGGTCCGTCAGTGAAGCCATATCCTCCAGGGAGGCAGGTTTCCCGCTTCCCACCATGATCCGGCTGATCTCCAGGGTCTCCCCAGCCATCAGGCCCGCGATGTAGCTCCGGCCTGCGGCCGGTACAAAAAATCCATACTCTGCCATTGTGAAGCCTCCTATTCCATGATGATTTCAGGTAGTACGGTCTGCATGATGGAGAACATCGCAGGAACGATGTTCACATCCGCTTTCAGGTTATAGTCGATTTCAAGCTCCGGGAGCTGAGTGGACATCACTCCCTGGAACGCGGCGCCGCCAATAAAAACAGAACCCTCCATAAGAGGGTTCTCAGTCGTAGCCCGGAGCCGAAGGTCAACGCCTCCGGCTCGGATGATCGGCATTTCCAGCAGATCCCGGGGATTCGTCTCGGGGTCCAGAGGAGGGGTTGTCAGCAGGATGGTGGCCGGGATTTCCGGGTCCGTCTCATAGTAGACCGGCGACTTATCCCAAAAATACTTGATCCCCTTCATCATGGACCAGTAGGTACAGTCGTTGGTGTTCAGCAGGATTTTCCACTTCAGGAGCTTTCGGTACAGATCATCGTCCAGCACCTCGCCTTCGTAGGATTGCTCCACCATCACTCGTGCGTCATACCGGGAGAGCACCACGATCTCGCCGATGAGGTCAAGCTGGGCCCCGGTACAGGCCTCCAGGTCCAGGAGCTTCAGGAGGGACATCAGGAAGTCATAGACCTCCTGAAACTGCTGGGCGTATGATTCCACCAGGACACTGATGTTTTTCTTCCCCCTGAACTGCTCCAGCAGATCGTCCACCATCTTCTGCCGGTAGTCGAAGTTATACTCAGTCATCCAGGGCCACCTCGATTCTGGTGGAGCTGGTCATCGCTCTTTGCCGGTTGGTGATCTCCACGCTCCTCAGCGGATAGGAGGAGGGCTGACCCTCCGACGCGCTGGTGGTCGTGTAGATGGAAACGTCGATGTAGCTGATCCCGGGGACCTGCTCGTAGATGGCCGGGAGGAACTGCTGTTGCGGAACAACGTCCTCGCCGTTCTCCACCTGGCTCATCGCGTCCACGATGGCCGTCTCCACCAGCTCCGCATAATTCGCCGGGACCAGACTTGCCTTCGAGATGGTCAGCGTCACCTTGAACCAGCAGTAGATGTAGGTCGGCCGGTTGAAGCAGACCTCGATCATATCATCATCCTCGCCCGGGACATCCACCGATACGGAGCCGTAGGTGGTGATCCCGGCGGAAACCGTGGCAAGGATTTGTTCGGCGATGTCGCTGTTGCTCCCGCCGTCCACCACGGCCTCCACGCTGTGGGGCGGGCGGCCCTCACTGTCCGTCTCATTGGTCCGGTTCTCATACACCTGGGCCGCTGTGACCCCGGCGCAGTTGGCGAGGATCGCCGACCGGATGCTGTCGGTCATGCGGGAGGACCGGCTGAAGATTTTATCCACATAGCTCTGCCGGAGCTCCACGTCGGTCTCCAGGAGGCGGCCCGCAACGTAGCCGCACAGGTTGGTGCAGCTCAGGAAGCCGGTGGGCGCGGTGACGATCTTGGTAATCGCCCCATTCGGGAGGGACACTTCCCCCGGCTCCTCACTGGCAAAGCTGATGATGGCCGTCACGCTCTCCGTGGTCAGGTTGTCCGTCAGGAGCATGGAGTTCTCCGACTCCACATCGGCGGCCTCGATGATCAGCAGAACATTCTCGCTGTCCACCGAAGCGGTGAAGGCCTCCGCTTCGTCGGCAAGAATGAGGTCCCGGAGTCCGCCTAAAATCGCCTCCGGGCCGTCCTGGGCCTTACAGGTGTAGGAATATAGGGTTCCGTTCAGGGCCACCGTGTAGGCCTCCCCAGGTTGCGTGGAGACCACCTTCACCTTGGCCTTGTTGAAGGAGGACCGGGAAATGGTGCGCTCCTCCGCCGAGAGGAACTTGATGGCCGGATTGGTGTCCGACTCGATCAACGTCTCTTCGTCCAGGGTGATCCCCTCCGTGCACTCGCAATGGATGGGGTAGTAGGTGCTCCGGGCCTTCTCCCGGCTGTTCCCGCCGAACTGCACCGCGTTGTCCAGGGCGGCGCCCTCCGCCGACATGGGGGAGAGGTTGTGGTAGATGTCTGCCCCCAGCTCCCACAGCTCGGCGATCTTGTCCGCCACGCTGGTGTTCAACGTGTTCAGGAAGGACCGGGTGTTGGCCCCCACCTGTACCCCAAAGCCCTCTGTCTGGAAGGCGTTGATTTCGGAGAGGATGGTATCAAACCGTTTGATACGAAGGCCCGTCTCCGTGATTCCATACTCAGGCACTCATAAGCACCTCCTCGCTATAAAGTTCACCGTCCGCATAGCCGTCGAAGGTTATACGGGCGGTCCGCGTCTGGCTGTCGATCTTCACTTCCAGGTTTTTCACGTCGGTCATGCCGTCAACGTCCATGATCTCTTGCCGGATGATCTGCTTGATGGCCTCCACATCCGGCTTCTTCACCATGATCCGCTCGATGTAGGGGACTCCGGCCTCCGGCGCGAAGCGCCATTCCCCGAAGAGCCACCGGAGGCGGATGAGGACCGCCTGCCGGACCGATTGCGTGAGCATCACATCTCCGAAGTCGTTGACCTCCAGATCGCCGGACACGTTCAGCTTCAGGTCATACATGGTCTAACCCCCTATCAGCACATCGCCGCTCCCGGAGGAGATTTCCCCGCTCCCGCTGTGAGGGGCAAGGGCGTCTCCGATCCGTGCCGCCGGCCGGCCGTTGATGAAAACTGTCGAGCTCCCGGCGGCCACCGCCCCCTGGGAACTTCCGCAACACCCGTCCCGCTCTGTGGTCACACTCCCCACGGTAGCGGCCGGGCGGCCATTGATGAAAACATTGCCGGAGCACCCGGCGGAGATTTCCCCGCTGAAGGTCTCCGGGCTATGGGGCGGGGAATGGCCGGAATGTTCCCCGGCCGTGGTCCCTGTTACGCTGTCATTCAGCCGTGCCGCTCCAGGCATATCCTCACCTCCCGTCAGTTCAGGTTGACCACGCCGCCGGTAACGGTAAGGTCCCCGGTTATGGTCACGTTGCCGTTGATCTTCACCGCCGCCGCGTCGATCTGGACCAGGCCGCTTTGGACCTTCACCCTGGTTCCCTTCACATCAACGATGACGGCGTTGGAACTGGTGGCCTCAGCCATGACGCTGTTGCCTTTTGCGAAGATCCCCACAATGGCAACGGCGTTACTGAGGTCGAACTTCAGGTCCGTGCCGGTGTCCCGGTCATAGAGGAACTGGTCAAGGGCCTGTTCTGCAAAGAGGATCAGGCACCCGTCCCCGGCCTTCACCGGATAGGCTATGGTGGCCCCCTGTGCGGAGCATTGAGGAAAGACCACCGGCACCCCGGTGATCTGCGGGTAGTCCATCATCTCTCCCTTGGGGGTCTTGATCTTCATGGACGGGAGAACCGTAGCCTGACAGGTGGAGCCGTCGAAGGACACGATCTTCCCCGGCACACAGGTGTGGACCTGGGTCAGTGTAGCATTGATGGTCTCTTTGACCTGTTCCGAAAATTCGCCTCTGCCGCTCATCCTACCACCTCCAAAACTCGCGCCTTGCACTTCCAGTCGCCACTCAGGTTGTCCCCGTCGATGTCAAGAGTGGAAATGCGGAAGAACCCCTCCAGGTACTTGCTCTGGACCTGAACGTAGTCGCCGATCCCGATGGCGCCGTTCATCAGGAACTCGATGTCCCAGCCGATCTCATTGGTGCCGTCGGAGTCCGAACTGCTGACCTGGACCCGCTGGGGTATGTTCAAAAGGCCGGTCTCCGCGCTGAGAACGTACACTTCCTTGCTCATCACGTCCCCCGGCTTCTTCACCTGGAGGATTCCGTTCTGGATGGACCACTCCAGGCCGCTCACGGCACAGGCCTTTGTCAACGCAAACTTCGCTTGCCCCACGAAGGAGAACCCGTTGGGGATGTCGGCAAACTCGGCGTTGTAGCTGTAAGTCACCGTCACTCCCATTTGGGCGGCCACATCGTCAATGATCTTCTTCGAGTTGACCTTTCCGGCATAGGAGATGGACACCCATGTGTCCCTGATCTCCGCCAGGCCGTCCACCACCTCTATCTCGGTCATCACGTCCGCGCCGTCCGGCTGTGTGCGGGTGTATGAGACCGAGCCGGACAGGATCAGGGGAAGGGTGTTCCCATATCCAGCCTTCAGGGTGAGGAAGCACCCCTCTTCCTCCAGGGTGGCAAGGTGGGATTTGTTCAAGTTCCACACCTGCACCTTTGCGGTGTTGCTACTCTCCAGCTCTTGCTTCTGGATGGAGAAGGCGATGTGGAGAGCGTAGGGCGTGGTGTCCCCGATTTCAAATCCAACTGACCCCGGCTTCCCTGCGGTCATCCGGTACTGCCGGTCAAAGTTTTGCACATCATCACCTCCGTGGGTGTGCGAGGGCGCGTAGCGCCCCTATATATACTCCCGAAGGGAGTAGGTTTCTGGTATATGGTTATGGTACTGGTTATGGTTATGGTTATGGTACTGGTTACACGGGATTGTCACGGTGACAGTCGTTGGATTGTCCGTTGGACTGTCACCGTGACATTTTGCTTTTTCATTCCTCCGGGGGGATAAAAACGAACTGTGCGGTGCCGTTGAGGAAATCCTGCCGGCCGACCGCCTCTTTCTCGCAGATCACGCCGAAGGCCCCGGCCGGGAGCCCAGGCCTCCCGCAGAAGATGTTGAGGGGTAGGCTGGGGACCACCCTGATCCCCTCGATGATGGGGGTCCGGTCTGAGTTGTAGACCCCCCACATCCACCGCTGGGCGGTGTCATTCCAGGTGAACCGAAGGAGATAGGCGGTCCCGCCGAGGACCACCCTGGAAAAGCTGTCGTTCATGTCCGGTACGGAAATGATGGTGTACTCCAACTTCTCACCTCCCTCAGATCAGGCCGGCGGAGGACGCCACGTTGTAGAGGATGGACCCGGAGCTCTGCTTCCCGGAGCTGGAGCCGCCAGAACTGCCGGAGCCGCCGCCAGATGATCCGCCGCCGGTCGATGTGGAGCCCGCGCTGGTGCTTGCGGTCCCGGCGTTGGCGCCGGTCGCCCCGCTCTTCCCGTAGCTGTCCGGGATGGCGGCGGTCTTTGTGGCGGTGACATTGATCTGCTTTAGGCTGAGGGAAACTTCCTTGTTGTAGCCGTTCTCGGAGCTCCGCTTGATCTGCATGGAGGTGATACCCATGCTCTCGAAGGTCCCGCTGGGGGTGACCACGGTGAAGGGCGCCTTGCTGAAGTACAGCTCCTTCAGCATACTCTCCGCCTCGGACATGGATCTGACCCGGCCGCGCCAGGTCAGGGGGGTATCGCTCAGAAGGAGGGTAAGCGGAAGTTCCATAGGCTGGAGCGTGATGTTGTCGCTGATAACGAACCCCGTCTCCACGGGGTACTCCGGGATGTCGGAGGTAAAGGTCTGCGTTTCGTCAAGCATGGCCGGGAACTCGATCCCGGCCACGCTGACAGGTTGGATGTTTCTTCTTGGCATGGGCGTCACCTCGCATACTGAAGGGCGCGGGCCAGCTCCTCGGTGGAGTCGCTGGTAGCCTTGTCCATAGCCTCGGAGGATTTCTGCTGACCGGCGCGGTCGCCGTTGAACTGGTTGTTGATCTCGATGTTCTGAGTCACGGTCCGGCTCGACTGCGTGGAGCCGGTGGCAACGGCGGCCGTGCTGGGGCTGACCACGTTGGCCTTGGTGATAACAGACATCTCGCCGGTGAGGGATTCCAGGGCACCCCTGATCTTATCCTTGCCGGCGTTGATACCCTTTGCAAGCAAGTCGATCATGTCCGGCATATAAGTGTCGAAGTCGCTCAGGGGGCCGTCCTCCGGCACAGAGAAGCCGAGGAAGGATTTGATCTTGTCGGCCACACCCTTCACGGCGTCTCCCACCTTGCCGATGGCCCCGGTGATGCCGTCCACGATCCCTTGAACGATGTCGGCACCCCACTGGAGTGCCTGGGCGGGGAGAGATTTGATCCAGTCGATGGCGGCCGTGAAGCCGTTTACGATGGCGTCCTTGATGCCGGTGACTTTCTCCACAATGGCGTTCCAAATGTTCTGGAAGATACCAGAGAGAATACCGACGGCTGTGCTCCAGATGGAGGCGATGATGTCCAGCGCGCCGGTGATGATGGTGGTAATCATCTGCCAGATGGACGCCGCAAAGTCCTTGATCGCGGTCCATGCCCCCTGCCAGTTGCCGGTGAACACATTTGCCAGGAAGTCGATGACAGCGGCGATAGCGTCAAGGAAGGGCTGGATGAGCGCGATCAGCGTGTTCCAGATGGTGCTGAAAACGGAGATGATCGTATCTCCCCAGGTGTCCCAAAACCTTTGCAGGGCCCCGAAGATGGTTTGCGCGGCGCTGGACAGAGCGTTCCACAGGGTTTCGCACAGAGTCTTGATCCCCTCCCAAATACGGGAGAAGGACTCCATTACTGCGGCGCCGTTTTCCTCCCACCAGTCGGATAGGGCACCAAAGATGGTCTGTGCGGCCTGTTTGATGACACCCCACATCGTCAGCAGGAACTCTTTTACCGTGGTCCATGCGTTCAATATGGTTTGCCTAGCGTTCTCCGCCCCGATCCCGGCCTTGTCGAACAGGGAGCCGATCAAGCTGTTGTCCCCGCTCATAAAGGCGATGAAGTCTTGGATCAGGAGGACGATGACGGTCACTACTGCGATGATCGCCAACATCTTCAGCCTCGCCGCAAGCAGGGCTTTGTCGATCTTCTGGAGCGTGGTCAGGAAGGTGAGCAGCTTTGGTAGGGCGATAACTCCGAAGGCGGAGGCCGCTACCGTCCCGATGATCCGAAACAGGTTCTCGGTTCCGCCCACCTTTTCGGCTAGCCATTCAAACCGGACCTGGACTTGCCGAAGCACGTCCATGACTACGTTGAAGGATCGGACCATTGTGGTTCCAATAGCCTCAGAGATACCGAGGGTTTCATCCATGTCAGCAACCCACAAACCGAACTGATTGCGGATATTCAGCATGGCGTCGGAGATTTTGTAGCTGGTCCCATCGAAGGCCGCGGCGATCTCATCCGCGTTATCCACAACGGCGCCCTTCAGGTCTGCCAGGGATATTTTGCCGTCGGCGACCATCTGCTCCAACTGGTCTGAGGTAGTTCCCAGCCTCTCATTCAAGAGGGCTATGAACTCGGGGGATTGCTCCAACAACTGGCTGATGGTCTCGGAGTCCACCACGCCTTTTGCAAAGCTCTTGTTGATGGCCTCCATCAGGCCGGCAATCTGCTCATTGGTTTTACCGGCCGTGCGGAATAGCATGGTGGCCGCGTCGTTGAAGGCAATGGCCTCATCAACTGTGCCGAACAGATCTGAATTTTCCTGGACCAGGTTAGATACCATCCGGGCCGTGTCCGCATAGGTGGCGCGGGTCCGGTTTGCAGAGTCCAGGATTTTTTGCTGGATTTCATCTTGATCTCCCAGGAGCCGCGTGGCCTGGGCGATCTGGTCATTGGTGGTACGGAACTCCTCTGAGAGCTCGTTCAGGTTCGCCAGGGAGAAGCCGATGCCGATGGCACCGAGGAGCTGCGTAGCCTTGTCTTTAAGGCCCTGGATTCCCTGCTCCGCCTTCTTCTCCGATGACTCGTCGATCTTGAAGCCGAGCCCGATCAGAAGCTCACGAAGGGTCAACTCCTCTCACCGCCTTTCGATATTTCGGCCAGGCGGCCGGCCTCCACATCGTTGTCCATCTGGTAGAGGGCAAAGAGCTTCAGCGCCTCATCGAGGGTATAGACCTCTTTGAGTTCCTGCATGGAGGCCAGCCGTGCCTTGATGAGGACATACATCCTCATCTCCAACTCGGTGAAGCTGCTCAGGTCGAGGACGCCATATTTACTGTAATCGGTCCGGTCTTCGTCTGAGCTTCGCCGCCCAGCCCATATTGGGCGGCGATCTTCTTGAAAAAACCGGAGAAGTTCACCTTGATGACCTCGTACATGAGCATGAACATTTCGTCGATCTCGCCGCAGAACAGGTCATTGGCAATGTCCAACGTGAGCTGGGTGTTCTGGCCGTCATCTCCTCCGGGGGACACGCTGATGTTCCCGTGGGCCACCAGAAGCTCCGTGCTCAGGTGCTCCAGCTTATCGCCGGAAAAGCCCGAGAAGGCCCCCGACATAGCGGGGGCCACCTCGGAGATGTCCGCGTCCAGGGCCTTCTTGCCGTCGCCGGTCTTCTTGACAACGAGGGGAGCGATGGCGGCCAGGAGGGGAGCTGCCACGCTTGCCAGGTCGCCGGTCATCTTCGCGGCGGTGAAGGCGGGGAAGGGACGGATATAGAACTTATTGTTGCCGATGGTCTTAACGACCGGGGTAAACTGTTTCATAACTCTGTCTCACTCCTTACTCTTCCATAGTGCCCTGGCCGGTGTGGATTTCCCACTCACGGTTGGTATCCGCCTTGCCACGGGCGAAGGTGGACTGCTTCGCAACCCACGCTTCCTCAGCAGAGAACAGGACTCCGCCCATAAGGTCCTGGATCATAATGGGGAAGATACCGTCCCCGTTCTGCTGGTCCTGGTTATACATCTGCTGGAGATAGGAGTTGCTGTCGCTTGTCTGGAGCAGGGTGATCTTCACCGTCGAGGTCTTGTCGGGGCTGATCGACCGGACGATCTCGCCGTCACAGCCAACCTTTTTCGTTACGCCCTCGCCGGCGGGTTCCACGCTCACAAAAGCGTCATCGGCGAGGCCGGTGACGGAGTGAGTGCCGCAGGCGATGAGGACTTTCTTGGGATCATAGGTCTTTACCATGACTCGTTACCTCCTCAGTAGGAATAGACCAGGGAGCCGGTCACTTCAACGACGTGGATGGCGCCGGCCAGGAGCGCAGAGAATTTCACATCGACAAGGACGCGGGACTTCTTCTGCTCATCCGTCAGATCGGCGGCCAGGGGCACCGAGGTGGTGAAGCCCGGGATGAGGTCGCCGTTGCTGTTGTACTGGTCCTCGGCGATACCGCCCCGGCGGGTGCCCTCCTTCAGACTGGCAATCACCTGATTGCGGACCAGGCCGATGCCCTTGTCCGTATAGGGGATTTTCGAGTTCTTCACCAGGAGGTTGACCACGCGGGTCTGCATATCGTTCTTCAGCCAGTCCCTGAACCGGATCACGTCGATCCACTCACCAGCGCGGACCTTGCCGCCCTGCACCAGGCCGGTGTCGCCGAACTGGATGTAGTAGCTGGCCGGGTCCTTGTCGATGGTGTCCAGCTCCGTATCGGTGAACTTGGAGGTGGAAACGGCGGCCAGGGACTTGTTCACCCAGGTCTCGGAGCCAGCGTCATAGGACAGGAAGCGCACCGCCATAGCGACGTGCTTGTAGGGATCGCCGGAGCCGGTATCGTCGCCGTAGCAGATGCCGAAGGTGCGGTAGTAGATTTTGGTCACGGGATTGCTGTTCGGGTCCTTGTAGGAATACCCGAAAATCTTTTCCCGGGCCTCGGTCCACTCCGCCATGTCCTCGAAGTCTTCCTCCTCGATACCGGCGGCCAGGGCACAGTACCAGCCGGTCTCCGCCGCCTCCGCTCTGCTCAGGGTGGCGGTGGCGGCCTCCAGGGTGCTCCCGGCGGATTCCGTCTTCTGGACCGCGATATAGATTTGGGTGGGCTTGGGGTTCTGACTGAAGGCGATCCGGGCGGCGATCCCCACGGGGTCCGCGCTGTCTCCTTCAGACACCCAGCCCATCTCATTGACAGCGGAGAGGCTGGTGTAAACACCAACGTCCGGGATGGTCACACTCTCCAGGGGAGCCTTCGGAGCCGGGCCGACGATGAGGATATGGTCGAAACTCGCTCCGCTGGACACAACGCTCTGGAGCTCAATGCTGATTTTGGCAATTCTGTCGAGATTGCTCATCTTGCGTATCACTCCTTTTCTGTGATCTCGACCTTCGTGAAGTAGCCAGTCTCCTTCTCAGCGATTTCGGCAGTTCTGCCTCCGCTGGGTGTCGGCGTCCACTCAGGTTCGATGTGGGGCGGAAGCACCTCGCCGGGTTGCTCGGGATCAGGTTCATCCACCTTGATGCTGGACTCGTCCAGGATGCCGGCAAAACCGACGGCTATGGTGGTATAGCTCAGGTCGAACTCCACCATAGCGCGGTACTCATAGCTGGAATCATTGATGATGGCCGAAACGTCCTGCACGTCCCCGGCCGGAAGGATGGAGATATAATCCTTGCTGAGGCGCTGGGTGACCATCTCCGACCTCATGTAGTTCACATAGTCGGTCAGGTCTCCCACCGCCGTGTTCTCCCTCGCACCGTTCGGGAGCAGGGCCCCGTCTGTGAAAAGCTGGACCTCCAGCTTCGCGGTGCTCGGGTAGCAAGAACAAAGTTCCCCGTCAAGAACTTTCTCGACGGGGAACGTGGTGGTGTGGGCGGTGCCGAAGCGCATGGTCACCAGGGGCTTCGTCTTCTTGGCCCGTTTGGTGTTTGCCATGTCAACCGTGGCTCCGCTGAAATATTCGCTTGTTATGGTGAACAGAGTTCGCTTCACCTGGGTGTGGTTCATCTGGACACCTCCAGTTCCGGGGGCCCGATCCCCTCAGAGCCGGGGGACATTTCCACGAACTCGGACTCATAATGGGACAGTATGGTGTGATCCCACAACTGGCAGGATTTGCACTCATACCATTTCCCCTCGTAGTAGAGCCGGTCACCTTGGGTCCCGGTCTCTTCGTCCGTGGGGTTGAACTGGTTGACGCCTATGGCCTTGATCCGCTTGATGGTCCTCTCGCCCTCCGGGAGGGCCTGGAGTTCGTCGCTGGAGAGCGGTTGCACATTCAGCGTCACCACAAAATCCTCATGTCCTCCGGGGGCGGCGTAGCCGCCGGAGTACACATCCTCTTTGAGGCGGCGGGCCACATAGTCATGCTTGAAAAAGCTGAACAGCATTACTTTCTCCCCTTCTTGTCAACGATGGTGATGACGGATTGCCTCATGTGCCCGGTGTCCACCAGGGGCGTTGCCGAGCCCTTCTTCTTCACCGTGCTGGGGGCATTGGGGGTGAAGTCGCCTTCCACGATCTCATCCTGGATCAGGCCGCGCAGGAAAACCGTTGTCTGTTGCATGATCCGGTCTGCCGTGGTGGAGCCGTTGGTGAGTTGAGCAATCTGATCTTTCAGGAAGGCTTCAATCTCCGGGTGGTGGTTGTCGAGGCTCTGCCGAAGGAAGGGACGGCTCGGGGTGGTATCTGTGCCCAGCTCGTTGAAGGCGGCAACGTCCAGCAGGTCCACATCGGTGTCCACAATCTGGTCGCCCTCCCTCTTCTTTGCGGTCTCCACCCCGCCCTGGAAGCCGGCGTAGCTCTCCAGCTCCGCCAGCTTCTTCAGTTCCGCATAGAACTTCCTGCCCTCCGGGGTGGTCCGGTCGATAACTGCCATCAGGCCTCACCCGCCGATGTAATGGACATGATGTAGAGCCGCCGGAGGTTCAGGTATTCCATGCCGTACTGAGTGAGGGCATACCAGCTATCGTCATTCGGGTTCATGTTCGCCGTGTTGAAGGACACGTTGGTGCTCCCCTCCGACACGCTGGCAAGCCCAAAGCCGACGGCGGCCCCGGAAGTACCGAGGCCGCCACCGATCATATCCTGACCTTTCCCGGACAGCTTCAGGCGGTGGGCCGCCAGAAGCGCGAGGGCCTGATTGTAGACCCGGCCGAAGCGCCGCTTGCTCACCAGGGGTTCGCACAGTTCCAGCATGGCCTCCACCTCGGTGTCGGGCACGTCCTTGAACTCGGGTGCGATGATGCGGAAAATCTGGATCGCGCTACGTTCAGCCATAACAGCCTCCTTTAGGCCTCTTCGCCCTTCTCAGCGCCTTCGTCCTCGCCGGTGTCCTCGGTATCTCCCTTGGCGCCAGCGCCCTTCCGGGAGCCCTTGACAGCCTTCCCGGAGGGTTTCTCGGCGGCCACCTTCAGGTCGCCGCGCTCGATGAGGGCACGGACGGCGGAGGAGGTCTCAGCGTTCTTGCTGATGGTCTCCGTCTTGTCGGGCAGGATGGTCACCAGGCCGACGTGGATGATCTTGGAGGTCTTGTTCGTCACTCTCATACTGCACACCTCGCTCTTACAGGCCGACCATAATCAGGGCGGACATGGGGTAGTAGATCACCGCACCGGCCACGCGGGACTCGCAGGGGACCTTGACCTCCAGGTTCTCATACTGGACCGGGTGCTGGAGGAAGGGCATGGGAATCTCGATGGAGAGCTTGTCGGAGTCGTACTTGTAGAGGATACCGACGCCCTGGCCGGCGGAGGCCTTGGCGTAGGGGTTGGTCTCCGTGGAGGTGCTGTTCAGCTCCGGGCAACTCTTGATCTGGATGTTGGGAAGGTTCTCCTGGAGATACTTCAGGACGGAGATGTTGGTGTCGGGAATCCGCTTCAGGCTCAGGCCGATGTAGACATCGCTGGGAATACCCAGGGTGTCGGGAATCTCGACGTGCTGGGTGGTGTTGTCCATCTGAGTCAGGGCGGTCTTCACATCGTCGATGATCTCGTCCGGGTTCTTGGTCAGCCAGCTATCCCCCTGGGAAGTCTCGCCGTCCTCCAGGGTCAGAACGGGCACACCGTTGTCGGTGGAAAGAACACCGATCAGCTTGTTGGCGGAGTCACCACGCCAGGCCAGGGTGTTGGTCAGGCGGTCAATGTGGTAACGGGCGGCCTCGCCGCGCCGGGTGTCCAGGGACTTGCCGGCCATACGGGAGGCCCGCATCTCCTGGACGTTGTAGCCGTAGGAATCGCCGATGCCCTTGACGTAGCCGGTCTTCATCTCGCCCTTGATGTCCACGCGGGGCAGGTCGGTGGCATAGTTGGAGATGATCTTTGCGAAGCCGGTCTTCTCATAGCCGTAGTAGGTGAAGGACTCGGCCCCCTCCGGCACCTCATGGGTGACAGGGAACATCTGGAGAGCGGTGAACTCGGGGTACTGCTTGTCGTAGGTCTTGGACTTGATGTAGTCCAGCTCACGGGCAAAGAACACGGCCGCCGCGTCCTCGCTGTCAAAACGCATGGCGGGGGAGGCGGCGATGGTCGCGGGGATGTTGGAGTTCTTCAGAGCCGCGAAGTCTGCGGGATCATAGAACTCGGAGGGCTTGTTGGCGTCGTATCTCATTTCGCTCATGTTTCTATTACCTCCTATCTCAGGCTCCGGTGCTGTCGGTCCCGGGCTTCCACTTGGTGTCGGAGGCGCTGTACTTCAGCACCTGGCCGTCAGTGGCCGGGGTGGACAGGTCAACGTCGCTCAGGTCGCCCAGGGAAGAAGCGCCGGCGGCGCCACCACCAGAGGCGGCGGGGTTGTACGGGTACAGCTCGATTGCCACCAGGTTCTCCCCGGTCTTCTCGCCGAGGAAGCGGGCGGGGATCTGGATGGTGTTGGAGCCGTCGGCGGCGGTCTTCAGACAGCCGGCGCCGGTCCCGTTGATGACCAGGTACACGGCCCCGCCATAAGCGGGGGTCTGCTCATCGGCCAGCTTCGCCCACACGCGGCCCTGGCGCATAACGCTCAGGTGGTAGCCCTTGGGGATGTTGACCACGCCGTTCATGTTCATCTCGTTGGTGCCACCGTTCATCACGATGCCGAGGAACTTGTCGGCGGTAGCGCCGGTGGCGGGGAGCTTACAGCTCGTGCCGGGGGTGGTGCCGACCACCACGCCGACGCCGTAGCCCATCACGCCGTCGTTCTCCTCGTTCATAAACGAGTCAACGACGTGGCTGGTCAGATCGTAGAGGGAACCTGCGGCCCCCTTCGGGGTCTGCTGAGAATACTCGGTCCACACGCTCATTACTTTCTACCTCCGTTCTGAGAGTCGATCATCTTCTGGCGGTGCGCCATCGCCCCGCCTTTGGGGGCGCTGTCAGCGCGGTGCTGGGTGGCACCCTCGAACATCTGCTGACGCTGGAAGTTGGTGTTCTTCCTCATGCTGTTGACCTCATCAGAGGCCATGTCGAAGGCGGCCTTGATGTAGGCGGGGCTCTTGCCGTCCAGCCGCATACCGGGCTTCACGGCCTTGATGATGGCCTTCCGGGCATCGGTGATGCTCATGTCCTCCAGGCCGTCCAGGTTCAGCTTCTCGCCCATGCGGACCAGGCTGACCCGCTCCCGCACCAGGGCGTCAACGCTGTCGGCGTTCATGGACTTGCCCTCATCGTCGCCGTCTTCCTTGGCGGGGGGCTCGTCGCCGTCCTGGTTGCCCTCGCAACCGGAGCCGGAGTCACCGGCAAAATCCTTCTGCGCGGTCAGGGTGTCGATCACGTCCAGCAGGGTGCAGAGGTCTTCGTCCATCTGAGCGATGGTAGCCATAGCACCCTGCTGGTCGGTGGGATCACCGTCCATGTCCCGGCGGTCGCGCCGGTCCTTGACGGCCTGGACCTTCTGCATGGGGTCGCTCCCCTCATCCTGCTTCGCGGGGGGAGGAGTAGCACCGGGATCACCGTCAGTAGCGGGGGCGGCGGGGGGATTGCCCTCACCACCATCGGCGGCGGGAGCTCCCGCGCCGGACCGTGCGGCCTTCCGAGCCTTGAACTCGGCGATGGCCTTCTCCATCTCCTCGGGGGTCAGAGGGCCGCCGTCTTTGCGAGTATTAGCCATAACTTTCACTCCTTTTGTGGTGTCACGGCTGTCGATGTTCAGCCGTGCTTGATCTCCCGCCCTGGCGTTCTGTACCAGGGCGAGGTGGTTGATGCGGATGTTGCGCTGGATCGCGTCGTAGGGCTGACCGTTCCAGGTGCCGGGGCGCTCATCGAGGTCCAGGGAGTAGCCCAGGGACAGCTCCCTCATCCCGCTCCGCTTCATCGCGTCCGTGTTGTGGATCACGATTTTGGCGCGGACATCGTTGCCGTCCTGGATGCCCGGGGAGAGGATGGTCCCGATGTGCTCCCGCTGGACGTTGTTCTTGTCCACCTCTCCGGCGTTGTGGGTGATGATGATGGGCTTGCCCTCATAACTCGCCAGAGATGCGGGGTCGAACACTTCCTCCGGTAGCCGGAGCTCCCGGCGCTTGGAGCCGTCCTGGTTCAGGTACTCGAAGATACCCACCGAGGTAACGATGGGCTCATCCTTCAGGTAGCCTTCCTTCGTCCAGTACGTTGCGCTGAGGGGAATGCTATCCAGCCGGTACACAGCTTTCAGCTTGGGCGGGTTCATTCCTGGCCGTCACCCCCAGCTTCCTCTCCACCAGCTCCCTCATCGGCCCCGTCGGTGTTCTGATCGGCGGTCATTGCCGCCGTCAGATCAATCACGAGGTTCTGAGCATTTTCGAGGTGGGCCAGGCCGAGCTCCTTCAGGCGGCCGATGACCTTGGACTCACCACCGCCCAGGGCGGCGATGTCATCCACACCCGTGGAGATCAGCTTGACCTCCTCGATGATCTGGTTGCAGAGGATTTTAATTTCTGCGGTAGGCACGTTTGTTTACCTCCTTTCCCGGGTTGTGGTTGATGTTCGCCCATCACATAGCAGAGAGCTTTTTCACATCAATCACCCCCCTTCCCGGGTGACGCCGGGACGTTCAGTGTGGAAATATTAAAAACGGGGATCGCTACGCACCGGCATTGGTAGTCCTCTCCCGGGTGGCAACGTCTCCCTGTTTTTGCATCAACGACCGGCGGATCATCCCACCGGAATATCTTGCCGTTCAGACGGCGGTGGCCCTCTCGCACACGGCTGTCCCTGGAGGTGGACCACTTGTAGCTCTCCACCCCGGCGTCCGTCTGATGGCGCTTGGTGAGCTCCGCATTGAGCTTCGCCATCTGATCCCTGGCAATCAGCCGGGCACGGCTCTTTTTCACGGAGTAGGTGTGCTGGATTTCCTTCACAATGGAGGTGGTGGTCTGCCCGGTGCGGTAGCCGTTGTAGACGATCTCCCGCATCTCATCCAAACTCCCCTGCGGGATGGTCTTGATGAGGGAAACATTCTCGCTCACCCACTGATCCAGCAGTTGTTGGAAGAACTGGCCCAGGTAGTAGTCATCCGCGAGGTCCAGGCCCAGGGTCTTGCCGATGATCCGCTTCCACTGGCGGATGCTGAGTTTCTGCGACTGGTTTGCCAGGGCCTCCAGCTTCCCGTAAAGGTCGAACTGTTCCGTCTGGAGGTCCAGGTCCTTTGCCATATCAGCAAAGGCCGCCTGGATCGCAGACATCAGGCTGTTAAGGTCATCGGCCCGCCGGGGGACCTCTCGCTCCGCCTCCGCCGCCTTCTTGATCCTGGGGAGGTGCTTCGACACCACCCGGTTCAGAATCTTCATGTAGGCGTTGACAACGCCCCGGTACTGGCTCTCCAGGGCGGAGGGATAGAGAGGGGCCACCTTCGCGTTGAGCGTCTGGTGGCCCTTGAATTTCTTTTTGACCGACTTCTGGATCATCTCTTGGTTGTACTTCGGGTCCACGTCTATCACCCCCAAACGAAAAGGGGGCCGCCGAAGCGGTCCCCTCTGTGGACTATGGGTATTCGGTTATGCCAGGTTCTTCTTCAGCACCATCAGGTCGAAGATGATGTCATCAATCTGCTTTGCGATGTTGGGTTGGCCTGCGGGGATCTTCAGGGGCTCCGGCGCGGGAGCAGGGGCCGCGGCGAAGGATGGCGTGGGGGAGTTGCGGCCGACATCCGTTTCGGTCGCAAATTCCTTTGCCCCGGGGACCACCACCGTCTCCACCCACTGGATGAAGCCGGGCGCCGGCTGAATGGAGGAGTCCTTGATGAACACCATCAGGGACCGCTCCGTGAGGCACCGTATAGCGGAGCACCCTTTCCGTGCGGTGTTGTTCCAGGGGATGGGGGCTACCACCAGTTCCCCTTTGAAGCGGGCAACCGCCTTTTGCGGAGCCATGAATCCCATGCTGGCGGCAACGTCCAGCGCACAGAACACCGGGGCCCCGTCCTCTCCGAACACCACCCTGATCCTCCAGTCCTGCTTGCTGGAGAAAACCTTGCAGTTGACCTCCATGTTGTTGTAAAACATCAGGCCGCACCTCCCACCGTAGCGGTCACAAGGAGATCGCTGAGTAAGTACATGGAGGCCTCCAGCCTCGCGCCCCTCCGGTCCTGGTCATCTTCTCCGGGCCCGTCAAAGAAGGTCACGCAGATCATGTAGGCCAGGGCTTCGGCTTGGGCCAGGGCCATCCTCTTGTCTTTGGTGAGCATCGCTTACCGCTCCTTTCAAATTCCTCTTGACTTTTTGGAGCGATGTGATATACTCGCCTTACCATAGATTGAGCAATCCAATCGCTCCGGCCCTCACTGTTTCCGCCAGTGAGGGCCAATTCTTTTTCCCAACTGCCTCCCTTCTGGATGAGGCCGTTATATCACAGACAGTTGCCTTACGGGAATACCAATTACCCATATTATACTGGTATTTTTATTCCCCTGCCTATTCTTACCGAAAGGCAATACATAGGGCGCAAAAGGCCGGCACTCAGGTGTCGGTCTTTCTTTTCAGCACCCGGGCCAACTGCTTCAGGGAGGCGGCGAAGGGAGGGAACAGGCCCTCCTCGCGCTCCATCAGCTCGGAGGCGTCCGTGAACTGAGCGTTGGTCATCTCCACATCGTCGCACTTCGGATCACCGGCAAAGTCGGTCGCCAGGTAGAAGATCGAGCCGCCGAACTCAGAGGGGAGGGTGTCATCCACCCCGACCAGGTAGAGGTCCGCCGGGTCAATGGTGATCCCGAACTCTTCCCGGGCCTCCCGGACGGCGGCCTGCTTCCCGCTCTCCCCGGCCTCGATGTGTCCGCCGGGGCCGCAGATGGTCCCGGAGCAGAAGTCAGATTTTCTACGGCCCACCAGCACCCGGCCGTCCTTCACCACGATGGTTCCCACCCCGGTGATTTTGGTCCCCGGTCCCTGCCCCGTTAAATCGCCTGTGTCGGCGTTCTCTTCCTTGGGTAGGGAGTTATCCCCCGGAGCTGTTTGGGACGTTCCCTGAGCTTCTGTAAGCCTTCCCTGCGGTGTTTGGAATGGGTCGGTAGGTGCTCCCTCGATTTCCTCACCCAGGCCCCAGGTTTCATCCTCCGGCAGATCGTCCAGCATGGAGCTGATGTCCAGGGTCCCTTCCTTCTTCAGGGCGGCCCGGACTTCATCGGGACCGATAGCTTGCATATCCACATAGAGCTGGAGGGTGGTCGCCTTCGTCTGCTCGGTGGCCGCCTTCGTCTGATCCACGGTGGCTTGCTCGGCCTCACTGAGGGACCACAGCGGGTTCATCTCGATTTTGGGCTTCGGGTCTTCGGTGATATAGCCCTGGGCCATTCCCGCCTTGATGATGATGTCCACCAGGTACTTCAGGTTGGACTTCACATCAACCTTCCAAATCCTCTGCACATAGCTGTACCAGTTCTCCAGGTCTCCATCCCCGGTAGCGTTCTCACCGGCGGGGGACCGGCCGAAGAGGACCGTCTGCGGCACGTTGGACACGGCAGAGATGGTAGCGAAGGTGGTCTCCACGATGTCCTTCACCCCGGAGAGCGTCATGCTCTTAAAGTCGTAGGTCTCGCCGTCGGAGTCGATGGCGATGGAGTTCAGGAAGTTCCGGGCCATGTCGATCACCCGGAGGCGGCGGAGCACGATGTCTTCCCCTTCGTCCGTGGTCAGGAGCTCTTGCAGGTTCTTCATGCCGTAGATGGCCTGAACGCTCTTCTCCAGCATCTTCACGGAATAGGAAACGGAAGTCACCGCCTCCCGCAGTTCCTTCCTGATCCTGATGTACTCGGGGAGACCCCAATGCCGGTACTGCGTGAGGGAGGACCGCTCGGGGACCTTGCCGTTGCGGAATACCAGGCACCGGCTCTCATGCACCCGGAAGCTCCCGTAGATACTGGCAACGTCGTAGAATTCCGGCTCCAGGAAGCGGTGGCGGAAGCGACTCGATCCGGTCCGCGAGGACAGGTTGGAGGAGGGGTCGAGCTTGTAGATGCTGGTGTAGTCCGGGATGGCGATGGACCGATCATACACTCTGATCTCATCAATTCCACGGATGTTCCCCAGGTCCAACGGCTCATCCAGGCCGCCGCCGTCATCAATCATCATCACCGCGATGGACCCACCGTAGAGGCGGGACCACTTCAGGGCGGTGGAGATGTTTTCGTCCCACTCCAGCCATGCCAGGGTGTCCTCGATGTACTCCCGGGCCTTCTCATCGGTCACTCCCAGGTCGATGCCGTTCTTCACCGCCTCATCAGCGGGGGCGTCGATGATCTTCGCAAACAGACTCCCGCCCTGGTATAGCTCGGTGAGTTCGTAGTCGGTCACGGGGGTCTCCGGCTCCCACTGGTACGCGGTCGAGTTGTCCTGGGCGGTGCCGTACTTGTTCAGCAGATTGATGTACCCGTCCTGCCTGATCTGCCGGGTCTTGCCGTTGATCTGGTCCAGGACCTTGCGGCCGGCCTCAATGCGGAGCATCTGCTGGTATCTGCGGATTTCCGCCTCGTTTTTATAGTCGAACATTCTCTCACCTCTTACTCAGGAAATCAGGCTCGTAGCGTCGAAAATCTTACGCACGAAGCACGTCAGGGCCACAGCGTCGGCCCGGTCCGGGGAGTCGATACTGCGCTTCTTCATGTCCTTTTTGCTCTCCAGCTGGATCTTACCGCCGCTGGTCACGGTGTACTTTCTCACGGAGAGCTGGGCCACCAGCTCGGTGTCATTCGGGAGCCGGAGCTTCCCGGCCTCCATTTGGTCCCGGATGTTGGACCACATATAGGATGTGATGTCGGCGAAGTAGGCCGCCGCGTCCTGATCCGGGACCTTGGCGCCGAAGTTCACCGGCACGATCTCCAGTCTGCTCAGGTGTTGCTCCCTCTTCACCTCGGCCAGCCGGTCGGTGACTCCTCCGCCCAGGCCGGTGTCATCAATGTTGACGAATATCCGGCCCCGGTACTTGGGGTAGTCTGAGATCAGCTTCCGGTACTGGAGCACGATGTCTCCCACCGTCCGCATGAGGTTTTGGCCCCGGCGGATGATCGGTAGGTCCACAACTCCGCCCACATTCTGCGCGATGACCGTTTCATCATCGCCATACCGGGCCACGTCCACCCCTATGCTGATCCGGGAGATGACCGGGTCCAGGTCGAGGGCGATGGACTTTTCCACCAGGGGCAGGGGGATGAATACATCGTCCTCCTGAGAGGGAAAGTTGCCGAACACCCGGACCTGGACCACGTTGCTGTTCTTTCCGTACTTTCGGATCAGCGCATTGATGGTCTTCTTGTTGGTCCGGGAACTGTCCAGGGAAGATACCTTGTGGCACCTGTAAAGGCCTCTGTTGGCCGTGTGGCTGTCATAGAAGGTCCCGGAGGTCCGGGTGGGGTTCCCGCACATCAGGAGCTTGTTGTTGCCGCCGGAGAGGGTGCCGAGTATAGCTTCCATGATCTCATCAGCGACGCCGGAGGCCTCATCCACGATGAACAGCATATTCTCTTCGTGGAAGCCCTGCATATTCTCCGGCTTGGAGGCGGTACGCGCCACGGCGAACCACCGCTTCTCATAGCCGTTCAGGTAGACATAGGTTTTGGTCCACCGCAGGATTTCCCGGAGGAGGGGGCTGTTGGACCGCCACTTTTCAACCTCACTCCACAGAACGTCATGGAGCTGTTGACGGGTGGGGGCCGTTGCCACCACCCGGGGAAACCGGAAACAGGTCAGAAACCAGAGGAGGGCCACGGCCTCCACGCCGGTCTTCCCCACGCCCTGTCCTGATCTCACCGTTACCCAGGGGGCTTCGGCCAGGTCACGAAGGACATCTCTCTGCCAATCGTCACACTGGAAGCCCAGGACCTCCCGGGCATAGAGCACGGGGTCCCGCTGGTAGAGTGGGAGCCGGTTGTGGAAGAAGTCACGGAGCTTCCGTCTCTTCGATTGAACTGTCGATGTCCCCACCGTCTTCTCCCTCCTCTTCTCCGGCGGCCGGGGCATCGGGGATAGAGTCGATCCAGTCCTTCACGATGTCCGTACCACCGGCATTTGCGCTCTGCTCTGCGGCAAACCTCTTTTCCTCCAGCTTTTGGCGCGGGTTTTCCCCGGCGGTATCACGAAGGAACTCAGAGGCCCGGACATCGCCCGACCGGGCCTTCATAGCCATAGCCGCCAGGATCGCCACCTGCATGGTCTGGTCCTCTTCTGGTATGCCAAGCTGGGACAGGAGGGAGCTGACTTTCTCATCCGCCGGCAGGCTCAGGATCATGCGGGCGGCGTTCTTCATGTCCCGTTTCCGGCGCCGCGCCGCCCCGCTTGCCTGTCCGCCCCTCCGGGCCATCTCTCGGAGTTCGTCCGGGCTTCGCTCACTATTTGGGATCAGGTTTTTCTCATTTGGCATCTCACCACCATCTTTGCAAAAAGAAGGAGGGCGGCCCCCTCTTCAGGAGCCGCCCCCGCCGTGATTTTGTGTCAGAGAATCAGAACCTCACCCCGTCAAAGATACTCAACTGCCTGTTGGATAGGGCCCTATCCTCTTCCTCGAAGAACTGCTGTTTGGTCCGTCCCATCGCCTTCCCCTTCCGGGTGTGGCAATCGTAAACGTACTCTGGAATCTGCATCCGCTCAGACCGCGCCTCCTCGAAGGCCCGCTCAATCTCCTCATCGGAGAGGAGCTGTTTCTTGTCGTAGATGTAGTTGGAGAGCACGTCGGCGTCCCGGCTGTGACCGCAGGTGCACAGGATGATGACCGCTTTCGAGATAAAAATACGGCCCTTCAGGTCCTCCCCACGCTTTCCCTTGTTCACAACGTGGAAGGAGTCATAAAGGGCCTTGATCTCTTGTGTCACCAAACCGTGGCAGTCCTCAGCCGAGATGGTCAGGAGCCGCTTCCAGCAGTATTCCGCGTACCGGGGAAAAAGCTCCAGGGCCATGTAACCAGCCAACTTTGCATCGCCCCGCCGGATGGATTTTTGCAGGGCCGAGGCCACTTCATAGAAGTCGTAGCCTCGCTGTGTACGAAGATCATATCCCATAGACTGATACCTCCAATCGAAGATATTGTATCACATCACTCCGCCTACGGGAAGCGTTTTCGTTCACATTAACAAAATATTTACCGATTATTCACTAAACCGTTTCTTCATGGAGTCGTTGAAGTCGATGACACCCTGGAGGAACGGCATACGGTAAATCTCGGCGATGGCCGGCACATCCTTGTCCAGGCAATGAGAGGACCAGAAGGGGTGCTCGTCATACACGAAGGTGTGGGCCTTTCCCACCCGGGGGTCCAGAACGAAGAGCTCCCTCAGCTCCTCATAGTCCACGCCGATCTGACCGGCGGTGAACCAGAACTGAGTGCAGAAGCCCACCTTGGTGGCAAGGTAGGCGTTCTCCATGTACTTCGCCAGCTCTGCGGTCTTTGTGTCGGTGATCCTGAAGGTGTGCCGGGCGTCGTACACATTCTGGAGGAGCTGCTGGACCTTCAGGCAACAGCGGCGCTCACCGCCCAGGATCGTGAAGGCGAAGTCGAAGTTGTTGCAATGCTGGGTGCCGCCGTAGTATTCCGGGGAGAAGATGATGTGCTTCCCGGTCTCCATGCACAGGCGGTCAACAGTCCCGGGGAGCACGGTGGACTTCATCACGAAGATCTCCGCGTCATTCTCCTGGATGGCGTTTACCACCTCGCTGGTGTCGCACACGCTCTTTCCGGGGAGGTAGGGGGTGTCCACGCAGATGAAGGCCACATCGTAGCCGCCCTGGGGATCGCGGGTGTTGTGCTCCGGTTTGTACTTGTCGTAGATGTCCGGGTGGAGGGGAGCCAGCTCCTCGGCCAGGTTGTGGCCTACGGTCCCGAAGCCGATGATAAGAACCTTGCTCATAATTTTATATCCTGCTTTCTCTTTACTTTGGTCCTGAGCCGCACCTGGGAGGCGTGGTAGGATTTCGTGAGGTAGCCCTTCCACTTGCTCACCAGGGAGTCCAGGCTTTGCTCATACTCTTCCTGTGTGCGGAAGGCGCTGTTGCCTCCCACGTTGTTGTCCCGGAGCTGGTAGAAGCAGTAGCGGTCATCAATCCACAAAATGCGGTCCACCAGCATATTCTTCAGGCAGAAGTCGATGTCCACCTTGTACTTATCGTCCCGGAAGGTGTACTGGCGGCCGATCACCCCGATCACACCGCCGACCCAGCCGGTCAGCTTGAAGGGCTCACAGCCGTTGTACTTGCGGATGTCGGTTTGCGAGAAGCCGAAACAGTGAAGGCCGGCGTCATCGGCCATGACCGCGGTGTTGATGATGACCTGGGTGATCTCCTCCGGGTCTGTGATGGGCCGCGCCTTCCTCGCTGTCAGGCAGTAAAGCCGGATGATGTCATCGTCCAGCATGACGATGGTGCGGTCCTCGAAGTTGCGGAGCACCCAATTCCTGACCCTTCCCAGGCCGATCACGTTGTCCGGGATGGTCAGAATGGGGTTCTTCACAGCGGCCCGGTAAAGGGCCTCCTCGGACTCAGGGACCAGCACCTCCACCCATTCAGGCATGATCTCCGTCGTGGTGATCGCCTGACTCCGGCCCCTGCTCAGGATCAGCAACCGGATATTGTATTCTTTCAAGCAGTCTCTTTCCGTCAACAACTCGACCAATCCCCACTTTCTTCGTTGTCCCGTACCCTGCGTTGACCTTGTGGATGCCGAAGGCGTTGACCGCGTTCAGCCAATCCATCTGATTGTCGAATACGAACACCAGGTAGTCGTGGTGCTCGAAGGCCCGGAGCTCCATCGTCTCCATGCCGGTGCCCCCCGACTTCTTGGCCTCCTTCTTCAGTTCCTCCGTGGGGAAGCCAAACAAGCTCATGTCGAACTGCGGGAGGTCCATCATCTCCAGGTCCAGCTTCGGGAGGTTCCAGCCGGAGAGCTCCCCGGTTTTGTTGTCCGCGATGCGGAAAGCCTTGATCTGGTCCTCCGTCAGGTCATCCGCGAGGACGCAGGGGAGGACCGACAGGTTGATGGTCTTACCGGTGGGCTGTCCCTTCCCGTCCACCAGGGGCACATCGTACCCATACTGCTCGATGAGCCGCCGCACCGCCTTCAGCCGGGTGTGGCCCGCCGCGATCACCCCGTCCTTGTCGATGACCATAGGGACCTTGAAGCCGAACTGCTGGATGCTGTTCGCCACATACTCCACGGAAGCGTCGTTGTCCCTGGGGTTCCCGGCGTAGGGGATCAGGGACTCATAGTGCTTCATCACAATCTGATTTTCCATGCTGGTAAACCCCCTTGGAATAGTTGAAGGCGACCCGGTGGAAGTTACCGGATCGCCTTCATTTTGAGGTGTGCGGCGCCCCGAAATTGCCTTTTGGTAACTGCGGGGCAAAAAAAGAAAGGAGGAAGGAGAACTTATGACACTACCATGATACCATTGGTAGGGTGACAGGTAAATGCCGGATTTTTGTCATCTGCTGTGGAGGACCCCTTCTACCCCGAAGATCAGGGCCGTCAACCGTGCGGTGGCGTCCCGGAGGTCCCGGTAAACGGTCCTCAGTTCCACCCCATGCCTGTCTGCCAGCTCCTCCAGGGTGAACTCTTCGTCCCCGACATAGTAGTCGTAGAGGACGCTGTACCGGCGCATATCCTCCGGCTTCTTGGACCTCTCGCAGGCGGCCTTATAAATCCTGAGCATTTCGTCCACATGATCCATGATGAGCTTGGTCTTCGCGGCGCTCTTCTTGATGCTCTCGATGGTGGTGTCCTCTTCCTTGGCCCACTCGCTCATCAGGTTCAGGATTTCGTTCACATCGTCATCCTCGGCGGTGGCGGCGTCGAACACCGCGTTCTCGGAGTGCTCCTTCAGGCTCCGGTAGTTCCTCATCAGCAGTTTGGTGTTGTGGAGCCGCTTGTCGTAGATTTCCTTCTGGTGCTTGGTGGCCTCGCTCCGGTAGGCCCTGATCCCAGCGGCAACCGCCAGATCAATAACCTCCCGCTTCTGCTCCTCCGACAAGGTTGTTCTCGCCCTGGGTTTTTTACTCGGCATGGGCGCCGCCCCCCTTACCGTCGTAGCGCTGGTGGAAAAGAACAATCGCCTGGGCCATGATGGACAGCACCTCGTCGAAGTTCAGGGAAACCCCGATCTTCTCCGCCGGGATCGACAGGATCACCTTGTCGGCCTCGGTGTCTACGGTCACTTTGCAGTGGTTGACCCTGGGCTCATGGCTGTTCTGGAAGATCACGGCACAATTCAGGCTGGCTTCCACCGTTCCGGTTTTTCCATCTACATTCATAACAGATCCCTCCATGCTCACGGTGCCTGAGTGTGGGGCCCGGTTTTCTCCAGGCCCCGCACCATCGGTTTTCTCTTCTCCCAGGTCCGGCGGATTGCTCAGGGGGAATCCCGTCCCGCAGACCATGCAGAACTTCGCCCCGGGAGGGTGCCGGTCATTGTGGCACACCGGGCAAACATAGCTCATCGTCCATCACTCCTTCTTGAATTGATACCAGGGCTGGAAATTGACGATCCTCTCCAGCAGGGTCTCCGGGTGGCCGTCGAAGGTGATCGCCCGGTCATCGACATAGCAGACTGCCGGTGGTTTCTCGGAGGTGATGTTGTCCACCTCGATCCCGTTCTCCCGGAGCCAGCGGGCGATGGCGTACTGGCCTTCGACGGACCGGCACCTGGTCGAAACGACCACCACGCGATAACCGGCGGCCCGGATGTGGTCGATGGCCTCCTTGATCCCGGACACCGGCGGGTCCGGGATCGCGGAGTCGCTTCCCTGCCAGCCGGAGGTGTAGCTGTGGATCACCCCGTCAAAGTCAAAGACAACCGTGGGGCGGAAACCCGGGCTTCTCGCCCACCACTTCACGGCGGCACCGTCTTTCCCCACCACTTCGGTCTCCGCGTGAGTAACCTCATAGGAAGAGGGCAGGAAAATCTTGTCGGAATAGATGACCACATCTGTGATACTCCAGAAGTTTTGATTGCTCCCCTCTGCAATCTCCGGGACAATGGTAATGGGAAGAGATTGCCCGGTGGATTCCTGATACCACCGGCTGATCTCTTCGGAAACAGCGGTTTTCATCCGCTCCCGGTCCTCCCGTGTGCTTCTCAGGGTGCCGAGCCTTTCCATTACCCTTTTCACCATATCCATGAGAGACAATTTGCAGGCCATCACTCACCCTCCGCTTCGTCGAGGTAGGTTGCCTGGAGATCGGCGATGTGCGTGAGCACCGCCAGGGGGAACTTCCCGAAGGCATTTCCTACGGAGAAGCCCCCACCCTTGAAGTCGGTGTCGGAGAAGCCCATGTGCCAGCGGATCGCCATAGCCTCCTCACGGGTGAGCTTCATAAAGCCAGAGATGATGTAGACCGACTTCTCGCCGTGGCCGTAGGGGAGCTGGTCATCGACCACATAGAACGGGTACTTCTCCCACTGGCCCTGCTCGTTCTTCCGGTTCCTCATCTCCACCGTGTAGAAGTTGGCCTTGCAGATGTCATGGAGCAGGCCGCAGATGGCAATAGTCTCGTCGGAAATGGTGAAGTCCTCTCCGAACGTGCTCCCGGGGTATCCCTCTTCATCTGTAACTAGATTGTCCAGCCTTTCGTAGACATGGACGCTGTGATCCACCAGGCCGCCAGGCCGGGACAGGTGGAACCTGGTGCTGGCCGGCGCGGTGAAAAAGTCTGTGGTCTCCAGCCAAGCCAGGAGCTTGTCGGCCCCGGGTCTTGTGATGTTTTTGCGGTAGATTTCCAAAAACTTTTCTTTCATCATAAGCACTCCTTCTGATTTTTAGGTCCCGCAAATGGGGAATGACGCCAACATCAGGGCGCCGGATAGTCCGAACAGGAATACATAGCTGTTCCCCTTGCTTCCTGAGTTGTCGGCCACATGGCCGAGCCAGGAGAGGATCATCACGATGAACAGCAGGATTCGGAACGCCGTCACCATAGGATCACCGCTTTCCCGCTTGTCTGGTGTAGCGGCCAGGACGGGCAGGGTAGGTGAGGATTTCCTGCCGGGAGCCGGGGCGCTGTCGCTTTGCTCCCAGGAAGCCAGGGTACACACCCAGCACTTCCCGCCAACGGCCCTCGCTCATCAGCCGGTTGATCTTCGCATACCCTTTCTTCCGCATTTCAGCCTTTGTCATTGATCTCAGCAGTTTTCTCATTGCCGTGCTCCTCCTTCTTGATTTCATAGCCCAGCAGGGCCTTTTCTGCCATAGCCGCTACTTGGATGAGCTCACAGGCTCCCAACATGGCGGCCTTCTTGATATACAAGAGGTAGTGGGGACCATACTGGTCCTCATCGCTTTTTACGCTGGTCCAGAGGTGGCCGAGCCGCTGGGTCAGTGTCTCCATCTCGGCCTGGGCCTCCTCGACCTCCTCCTTGATGAGAGCGTAACCCTCGTGTGGAGAATGAGCAACGCCGCCATGTTCTGCGGCGGCCCGTCCATACTCCTCAGAAACGAGTCGGCTGACACCATTGAACAGTTCTTGCATTACTCCTCATCCTCTCCGCCTTCAGGGGAGCCGTAGGGATCGCCGTCCTCCTCGTAGGGGTAATCTCCATCCCCTGGATGGTCGAGCAGGTCCCCGGCCTCCTCAGCGCCTTCCTGGCGGTCTTCCTCGCCCTCTTCGGCGGCGTCCGGGTCCTCCATGCGGTAGATGACCTCCTCGCAGTCCTCGCACATGATGACCACGGTGTTGGGCCCCTCGGTGCAGGTCAGGGAGTGTCCGACGTGGGGAGCCAGGACCTCGGCCTTTGCGTAGAAGGGCATATCCGGGTTGGCGGCAGAGGAGAGGATCACCTTGTTGTCCGTGGTCCGCACCGTGTAGTTCCCCATAGCCTCCAGGACCTTCATCTCGCAGTCGATGAACTGTCTCAGCCAGTTGTATGCCTCCCGGTCCCCGCCGGTCCCTTCGGTTCGGCCGACGGACTCTTCGGATTCGACCACGCTGTACTCGGCGTCAATCACCTCGGGTTCAGAGGCCGGAAGCCCCCGGGTATCGGCCAGGTGGTCGTTCCCGGCCTTCTCCCCGTCGAAGATGGAGGTCTGCCCGTCATCAATGGGCCGCATGACATAGGTGCAGGTCTCCTTGTCCCACACCAGCTCATAGTTCCCGGCGAGAGTGCCGGTTTTCTTCTCCTTCCGCTGGATGACCGCGGTAACGGTGTGGTCGAACTTGGGCTTGGTGATGGATCGGGTCTGCTGTCCGATCCCCCGCACGGAGAAGTCCGGCGCGGAGTCCGGGGTGAGGGTAATCTTCACCTTCACGTTGACCTCAGCCACGTCCTGGCTGGTCTCATCCATCCCCTGGAGGGTGGCGCGGAGCACCTGGTCGAAGTCGGAGCACAGGGCATTGAAGGTGTCGCTCTTCAGCGACAGGGGCAGATCGTTTTTGTTGCACATGACGATTCCTCCTATGTGTTTTTCTTGATGTACTGGTTGCGGCAGTATTCGGAGCAGAAGTCCCGCCACGTCCCGCCGACCTTGATAGCCGTCCAGCCCATTTCAAAGAGCCGGGTCTGGACTCCCCGGAAGTCCGGGTTGGAGTCCTCGAAGGGGAAGCGGAGGGTGTGTCCGCAGTTGTCGCAGGCGCACACCACGTCTCCCTCGCCGAAGATTTGGCCCCACTCTACTTCCTTACTCATTCGACCGGCGCCTCCTTCCACGCTTCCAGGGCTTCTTTGCAAGAGCCGGATTCAGCACAGTACCACGGCTGACCTCCAAAGTTGTGAACTCCGCGCCGGTCTTCCGGGAGAGGGCAATAGGCGCACAGCTCTTCGTCGAACTTATCTACGATCTCTTTGTCGGTCATATTGGAGTAGAACTCCCCGTTGGTAAGCCGTTCTGCCACCCAAACCCGCTTTCCTCTGACGAAGAGGTTTGCCATCCTAACCTGCCAGCTTTGAACAAATCCGAAGTGGACCGTTCTCTCGGGAGACGTGAAGCCGCCGTATTGAACGATGAAATGCCGATGCTCGAAGAGCTCATCAATATTGGTGACCAGCTTCCCCTTCTTGAACTTCCGCTTACTCACCAGCTCCACCTCCTCCCGGCGGGTCCAGGTGGATGTACTCGGAGAGGAAGACCACGGTGCGGGGTTTCCTGGAGTAGAACTTCCTCACCGACGCATCCACCACCTGGGCGTCATCCTTATAGGCCACCTGGTTCAGGCTGTCGGCGATGACCTTCAGCACGTTGTCTGTGTCCGGCTTTTTAGTGGGCCGGATCGTGCCGTCCTCCATGAGCCGTTGCTGTTTCTTGCTCTTGCTGGACGGGATGGGGTAGTAGGCAATCACACGAAGATCCAACTGCGAATCGTCAGGGAAGCGATGGCCCTTACACTGGCGCATATACTCGGTCCTGACAAGGTTCTCATAGATGATGGTGTCATCCGGCGTCCGGGTCACAGTCCTGTCTCCGTGCCTCTCCACCCGGGGGCGCCCCTTGCCCTTCGGCTCCCCGGGGATCATAAACTTAACTCTCATTGCGCGGTTCCTCGAACTCGACGAAGTAATCATAGGACCGCTTGCTGTCCCGCTCCTGTTTGGTGATACGAACAACATAGTCGTTCTTTACCAGGATGAGGACAAGGGTCTCCCGATCCTCCGACTTGCCGATCTTGACTTTGTACTTCATAAGGACCCCTCCAAAAATTTCTCCATATCGTCAAACCGCCTGGAGGCCTCAGCCTTTCTCCAGGATGTTCCCTTGAACTCCATAGGGTAGCACACCTCGAAAATGCGGTCGTAAATGCGGGAATACCTGATGTCTGAGCATTTCATCATCTCATCCACGGTCAGGTTGGTGGTCAGGATCATGGGGAGCCGTGCGCGGTATCTGCTGTCGATGATGTCATAGACACGTTCCAGAGCATAGTCCGTGCCGCGCTCGGCCCCCAGGTCATCAATAATCAGAAGCCTCGCCCTGTTCAGGCGAGAGATGAAGGCGTTTGCGGTTTCCCGGTTCTTCAGGTCGGCGGAGTCCACGATCTTCACGAAAGAGGTCATAACCGTCGGGACTTTCCGATCCAACAGGTAGTTCGCTATGCAGGCCGCCGCAAAGGTCTTCCCGGTCCCCACATTCCCGTACATGAGGAGCCCCTGGTTCTTCTTCACCATCTCGGGGAACGCCTCGGCATACCGGCGGCAGAGCCGGAGGTTCCGGGCGTTGTTCTTCGTCTGGCGGAAGGTGTCGAAGGTGGATTCCCGGAACTTCTCATCCATCAGGGAGTTGATGCGGAGCCGCTTGATCTGCTCCATGTCTGCCCGGGCCTGTTCCTCGGCCTTGCGGCGCTCCTCCGCCTCCTGGCGGCACTTACAGGTCGTTGCCACCTTCAGGGGCTCAGGAAAGAGCTCCCCGGTCAAGATCGTCTGCTTTGGGGTGTGGCACTTCCCGCAATAGAGAAGGCCGTCCTCGCCTATGTAGTCCGGCGGGCCCCCGGCTTGCTCCGATTCCTTCCGCTGGTTCTCGATCCCACGGGCGGCAAGGTTCTTCAGAAAGCCGGAGAGATTCAGCCCTGCTTCCTCCATCATGCGTCACCCCCTTCATACTCTTTGAACGGATTTCCCTCCGTAGAGGGCCGCCTGACAATCACCCCGGGGTACTTCTTCTCCACCCGGTCCACCACCCAGCTCAGGATCGCCCGGTAGTCATCCTTGTAGGCCTTCCCCTTTGAGCCCTTGTATAGGTCCAGTTCCTTTACCATCAGGTCCGCGGCCTGTTTCCCATACTCGGTGCACAGCTTTTGGTACTCAGCTTCGGTGAGGTGGACAAACTCGGCCATTCTCACAGTCTCCCGCTTCGGCTTTTTCCGTTTTACGGGTTGCTGACCTTCCTGGGGGTCTCCTTCGGCCGGGGGTGGCGTGGTTCCGCCGGCGGACTCACCCTCTGCTTCCGGCTCCGGCGGGGCTTGCTGGGGCGGTTGTCCCGCTTGGGGGTCTTTTCGGTTCTTTGCTCTTTCATCGCGCTTCCTCCTGGCGTCATAGTCCCTCTTTCTTCGGAACTTGTACCACTGTTCCTGCCACTCTGACCAGTCGTGGAGGTAGATGATCCCGCCCACATCGTCGAGCCAGCCGGAGGAAAACAAGGCCGATACCACCTTTTCAGGTGGTATTTCCGTCTTCCCGTAAAAGACTTCGGCGACATCGCCTTTGTCAGCGTCCTCGATCCTGCCGTTTTCGTCCGCATTGTTGAGCCCCCAAAACCACAGGAAATTCAGAACACCCAACGCCTCAGCCTTTGAGCAGTCCAGCATCTTGGACAGCCGCCTCAGTTTTTTCCCGTCAACGTGGTCGTGAACGCTTATCCAGGCCATCTACTCACCTCCCTTTTCCAGGGGCGCCGGAGCGCCCCCGGGGTTTACTGGTCCTCGGGCTCCCCAACCTGGTCGGGTTCCTCTGCGGGAGTTGGGTCAGCGGCGATGCTTTGGATGGTACTGACCAGCTCATCCACGATTTTGTTGTAGGTAGAAACCTTCATGCCGGTGGTGCTGTTCAGTCCGTGATTCTGGATCAGCGTCAGGATGACCTTGTTCCCCTCCTCCTTGCCAAGGTGGTCATGGGCTATCTTGAAGAGTGCCTGTCTCTGATCCTGGGAGATAGGCGGGTCCTCCGGCTCCGGCTCACTCCCGGAGTCATCGACCACAGTGTACTCGGCCGGGATCGCGCCGGCGGCCACCATCTCATCCTCGGAGTAGGTGCCCTGGAAGTCGCGGGGGAAAGCCTCGCGGCAACACTGGCTGACGGCGACCTTGTTAATCATGGTGGCCGGTTTGCTCTTCCAGTTCGCCATGTTCTTGTCGTACTCGGAGAGGGCCACTTCCTTGTAGGCGGTGAACTCCTTGCCGTTTCGGACGTAGGTGATCCGGCACCAGCCGCCCAGCAACTTCTCCCCTGGATAGGGGCAACAGCCCTCCTTTTTCACGATCTCATCCCCGCGAAGGACCAGGATTCCGTCTTCCTTGTGCTGGAAGCCCGGGTTTTCCACCGCTCTGCGGAGGTATGTCCCCTTGCCGACCACGATCTGCGCGGGATCGTCCTTGCTGTACTTAATCAGGTAAACCTCGCCGTTGACCAGGGGATTCATGCCCTGGTTCTTGCAGGTGTTCATAAAGAGCACAATTTCCTGGTCGCTGACCAGATCAGCGCGGCCGCGCACCAGGTACTTCTTTACGAACGGGAGGTCCAGGGCCACTTGGGAACCGGCGACCTCGTAGATGACCGACAGCGCATTGGCCTCGGCCTTGCTCATTGCATTACTCATGCTTTACTCCCCCTAAAGTTCATTCTGTTTTTTTCGGTGTACTCCACACCTGGAATGGTGATTCCGCCTTTGGTTGCCCGGATGAGCCGCATGATCGCGGCCTGGTCCACCGGCCGGATAACTGCCCCCATGATGGAAACCGGAACTTTCTCTTCGTCAATCCCGGTGATCTCCCAATCCTTGGTGACAGTTACTCCCGCCGTCTTCTTGGGGGCGGGAGCATAGACGCCGTTCTTCGCGGCGCTCTCCGCAACCTCGGCTTCCATCAAAGCGGCGTAGGCCTCGCTGTTCCGACCCTCGGACTCCAGAGCGATAGCCTCCGCCTCCTTACGGCGCTGTTCCTCCTCAGCAGCTCTCCGGGCCTCTTCCTCAGCCAGTCTCCGCCGCCGATCCTCCTCCAGACGGTAGGCGCCCATCTTATTCTTCAGAGCCTTCTCCGCCTCCTGGAGGGGGGATAACATCATCTTCTCGCGGTTGCAGATTTCTTTGTGGGCGTCACTGGCCCGCTTCTTCATGGGGGCGAAGAACTCCGCCACCTTCTTGGCCTGGGCCTTGATCGCAAGTCCGATCTTGGCCGCCTCCTCGAAATCGTCCTCAGAGGAGATCACCATGCCCTCGACCTGGATCGTGACACCGGACACCTCCTGACGGATGGCGATTTCGTTCTCACTGGTGGGCTGACCCACCTGGGCCACAACAGTTTCTTTTGCCATAGACTGATTACCTCCAAAAATATTTTTGTTTGTACTTCAGCACCGTCAGAAGGGAGCTGAACACTTGCCAGCTTTCCGCCCCTCCATCGAGCACCAGGAAGTCGAATGTGCCGTCCCTCTTCAGGTGGAGCGCCGCCGTCTTCTTCGGCTCCGCGCCCAGGCTGTCGAGGGCCTTTTCATAGGCTTTTAACTGGACCTTCACCAGCATTTCTTCAATCTGCTGGGTGGTCTTGTAGTCAACGAGGTGGAGCTGTCCGCCGATGTCGCAGATCAGGTCCGCAGTCCCGGCATACCCCATGAATTTGTGGTAGAGCCGGTATTCCGAAGCGATGGGCTTCACGTTAAATTCCCGATACCATCTCAGGAAGGCGGTGAAGTAGCCGGAGAACTCGGGGTCGATGTCTTCAATGCCGAAGCTGATGTAATTCTCGATGGCATTGTGGACCGCCGTTCCCTTGTCAGCCGCCCGGTTGAGCACCCTGGGCTCGACGCTTCGGTATGTCTCATCGGACAACGGCTTCATCACCTGGGTCACACTCGGGAGCTCGATCCCCTTCAGCCGGTAGATGTGCCGCCGGTCATCGAAGGTGAGCACCTTCGCGGTGTCTGGAAGCACTACCATCGGTCCACCTCTGCAACTCCGGTCCTCGCCCCGAACTGATCCTTCAGGATGCTCAGGGCGGCGTCCCCGGCGCAGTCCTCCAGGTGGTAGTAATCGCCGTCCACCTCCATGTACTCGTCCCCCGGCACAATGGGCTCCCCACAGTATTTGCAGGTGTAGACCGCCGGCGGGTCCGGCGCGTTGGGGCACCTGGGGTCACATGGGGTAGCGTGGCAAACATCGCACATCAGGCACACCTCCCGTTGATCGCGGCCCGGAAGCAGGCCTCCACAATCTCATCCTCCAGAAGTAGGGGGGCGTAGTCTTCCGGCAAGCCCTTCACCCGGATCTTCTGCTCGGTCAGCTTGACCGCTTCCTCGACGAGGGAATCAGGGGCTTCCAGCCCCATTCGGGCCTCTGCACGTCCTCTCGCTTCGGTGATCTCAGTCTCGCTCACGCTTGCACACCTCAGCTTTCATAGGGATTTTCGGCACTCCAGTCCCACGTCGTTCCGGCGTGGTACTCGGTCGTGAAATGGTTGTGGCGGCCGTCTCCCCAAAAGTACAGGTACTCCTCCGGCAGGATTCGGCCAACTTCTTCAGCTCCGGCTTTCTCCAGGGACCACCGATCCAGAACATCCCGGACCAGCCATTCGATATGCGGGTCCACGGGATTGCTCTCGCTGTAACCGTGGAACTGGCTGTCCTGCGTCACCACCTCCACGATGGTGTCAGGGAAGAAGGTCTCCGTGCTGTCTACCCGGTTCAAAATGCACCAGGCCACCGCCGCCATCTCCATGTCGGAATGAGTGATAAGAGCTTCCCCGTATACCGTCTTCGCTATGGCGGCCACATCCTCATCGGAATAGAGGGGGGTGATCTCCTCGCTCACGGCCACAACCTCCTCTGCCTGTTCAAGGACCTGCACCGTGGTGGATGGGGCCAGGGAGTAAACAGGGACCGGAATTGCCGTCTCCGGCGCTTCCGCCTGATCCGGGAGGGCCGCGGCCACCAGGGTCACAATTCCGATTGCGAACAGGGAGACCGCTGTGATCCTCGCTGGGTACATTGTCCGCTGCCGGCGTCTCCGGCGTCTCGCCGCCTGGGGGCTACGCCGGTACTGTGCAATTTCCGTCATTGGTCTGATTTCCTTTCTGTCCAAACTCCAACAGGGGTGAAACGAAGATGCCGATGTCGAGCTTGGTCCGCTCCAGAGCCTTGTCCAGCTCCGCTTCGCTTTTGATCCCGTACTCATCTTCCAGCCACTTCATGGCCGCTTCAGTTTTGGTCATTTGGCCTCACCGTCCCTGAGCTGCTTTTCGCAAAGAAGCTGGAGCTCGGCGACCGATTTAGAGAGCTTCCCGAGGTAGTCCACGATCTCCCACATTTTGGGGACCTCCTGGCCGTCGATCACTCCGTCGGCCGCGATGTCAACGAGTTGCTGTTTTACCTGTTCGATCTTTCCGGTGGATAGGCCTTGAAGAATACCCAGGGTGACGCGCTCAATCGGGGCAACTTCTGTTGCCAGGTCCAGGTCCCGGCCCAGCGGACACTCCTTCTTGCAGTAGTTGGTCCTCAGCTCCGGGCACCCGTAAAGCTCCGCCATATCGTCTACCAGGTCAACGGGCACGACCTTGGTGATCCCCAGCTCATGCTTCGCCAGCGAGGACTCCGAGATGCCGAGGAGTTCAGCGGCCCCGGCCCTGCTGTTCAGGCGCTCGTTGTGTACTGCCGCCTCTTTCCTGCAACGAAAGTAGATGGTCTCATTCCCGATCTTACCGGCGCTATCCATTTCGCTCACCTCCCGCCTTTGGTAAAATTAGAACATCAGGTGCAGGGCGCCTCGCTGTCGACTTCGTTGCCTTTCGGCAATTCTTCTTCCTTCACATTGCCTTTCGGTAACTTCCCGTCAAAAAAAATAGCGTTCACCTTGTCCTGGTCAAGTTCCAGGGCCTCGGCTACCAGCATGATCTCTTCGGGCTTGAACCGAACCTCTCCGCGCTCTTTCTTCGAGTAGGAAACCGTTGAAACACCCAGGGTTTTTGCCATCTGCTCCTGGGTGAATCCCTTGCGGGTCCGCTCCACCTTCAGCTCAATCGCAATCATCTTCATCACCTCCATTCCCGATGTGCTTTCAGTATAACTTGTCTTTTGGTAATTGTCAATAACGAAAATTATAATAGTGGTAAGTCAGGTTCATTTTTTCAATTTTCAATGCTATAATGGAAAATCATTTGCGAGGTGTAGGAATATGAATGTGTTTTCTGAACGGTTGCGCCAGATTTTGGACCGGCGGGGAGTGAGCCAGGATTGGCTTGCCCGCCAGATTCACGCTACCCCGGCGACGGTTTCCAGGTACTTGACCAGTGACCGCGTTCCTCGCGGTGAGAATGTTGCCGCCGTTTCAAGCGCGCTGAACGTGTCCGCCGACTACCTCCTGGGCCTCATCGACGATGAGTGCACCCTGAAGAGGGATCGCCGATCTGGACTCGATGTTGAAGTGAGCCTCCTTGTGTCCTGCTACCGGAAGGCCAGCTCATCCGACCAGCGGGTGATCTGGACCCTTCTCGACAAATACATGACGCCGGAGGAAAGGGGAGTCTTGCAGAAGCTCTTAGAGTACGCCAACGAGAGCGCCGTATAATTCCCTTTCCGGGTGGCGGGAAGGATGGATCAACATGAGGACGCTATCTGGAAACGAAAACTTTTGGTTCGACGGTATGCCGTTGCCCCACCTGGTCGGTGACTTTTGGGCGTGGAGTTCTTCTGATCTGCTGAAGGGCACCCTGCGGGGAGCTCTTGCGGAGTTCATCGTCGCTACGGCCATAGGGGAGAATACAAGCGAGGCCCATGAGGATCGGCAGGCATGGGACCTGGAGATGATCTGTGGGGGAGGGGTCTGCAAAATCGAGGTCAAGTCCTCCGCCTACATCAATGCCGGGGCGCGGGATGGTCTTTCATCTGTTTCCTTCAGCATCGCCCCCAGCCGGCGGAGTGAGCTTGGGAAGAAGGTGCTCGACAAGGATCAGGCCCGCCGCGCCTCCGATGTCTACGTCTTTTGCCTGTTCGCCAGCAAGGACCGGGAGGCGGCCAACCCCCTCATCCTGGATGACTGGCAGTTCATCGTGATCCCCACCCCCACGCTTGACTGGTCCTGCCCGGGTCAGAAAACAATTTCCCTGCGCTCCCTGCTGAAGCTGAGATCGGCCAGCGTGGACTACGGCAACCTCGCTCCGGCCATCGAAGCGGCAAACCGGGCGGCGAAGGATATTCGTGATTATATACAAAGTTTTTTACCCCCACCCCCCCGATTTGGTGTATTTTGACGATAT